AAGGAGCGCAAGATCGACCCGAAAGCCGACATGCAGGACATTCTATGGACGCTCGCAGGAGGTGCCGTAGAATGGGTGGTGTTAATCGTGTTTACCCTAACTGCGAGATAGGATGGACTAAATAATGTAATATTGGCTTACAAAGACTGACAAACTGCTTAATAACACTTTAATCTAATTAAATATGCCACAAACTCCAAGAGTAAGGTTCAACTTTAAGAACCTGAATGTACAATCGAGTGTACCTCTGCTGGGTGTAATCAATGTAGTAGCTCGTACTACTAAGGGTCCATTCGAAGACCCGAAGGATTTGATTGCAACTCCATCACAGTTCACTCGTATCTTTGGTTCGGAAATAGTTCCGGACGGTTCGGTATCAAACATAATGAAAGCCCTGGAAATGGGTGCAAAGGTTCGGGTATCTCGAGTAGCTGGAGCAGGGGCTTCTTATGGCTGGGCAAAACCCATGACGGTAACATCGGCTTCTTCTCGGGCAGTTCCCTCGGTATCGGTACCAGACGGTTCTTCGGTTATTTCCATTACTATATCAGACCCTAGTGGGGCTGAGAACAGTCTCTCTATGCACATGGCCATACGTACTCGAGAGGCGGGTTCTCCGGTACTGGACGATACGGGGGTTAATCTCAATCGTCCATTCTACTTGAAGCTGAATGTATCCACGGAACCAACACTCCGTGCAAGCCTGATTCAGTACGGAGGTAGGGATGATACGACAAATATACCCACGTATGATAGTATACTCAACGAAATGCTGTTCTTCTCGGCAGTATCTGCAAACACTTCCAAGGGAGTAACCAATCCTTCTATAAATGTAAATACTCTGCAGAATTTCCTGGACAATGCTCCAAACATTACTTTCGAAGCTATTCAGGGAAAAGCCGGAGACGGTCAGGGTACTATGGCAAACCTGGCAACGGGTATTCAGACCATGGAAGATATCATATCCATTCTTCGTCAGTTCTCTAATTGGAACTCGATGATCATGGTGGGTAAGATATCCGATGGTACGGTACAATCCGATGAGATTTCGGAATCTAACGTATATATGGAGTGTACCGAGGGAAATGCTGGTACTACTCCCACGGCAGACGAGTGGATATCTGCTTATCAGGCAAGTAAAGCCTATTATGAGGCATACTCTGTAATACTCTCTCATATACATCAGCACTTGCCAACTGATTATACCAAAGTATATATCTCAGTAGCAGCCGATGTACACAACATCTTCGAACAGATACTGTATGTGGAAGTACCAAAGTATGCTCCGGATACTCGTATTCCTGCAACTCCCGAAGAGACACTTTCGGCACTTAAGACTTTGGTACAGGCCATTGGTGCAAAGAAAGAGGTGGCATACTTCGGCGGTGGTATCAAGTACTACAACGAAAACGGTTCTCTTCAGAAATGCGATGTGCTCGGTTCAGTAATTGGACTCGATGCTATTTGTGCTTCTACCTATGGGCCTTTGTATTCATTCTCGGGTATGAATAGGGGTGTAATCACTTCGGCACTTGGTCCGGTTATGAAGAACTTGGGAGGACCTGCTGAAGTAGATACTCTTAATGAGTTCGCTCAATGGTACATGAACCTGTTCGTAATAAAGAACACCCGTACTCAGGGCCAGCGTACTATGCTATGGCATGGCTTCACTTCGAACCCAGTAGATGACTCGGAGAAATTCATCTCTATAGTTCGTCTCAATCTCTACCTGAAGAAAAATCTTCGGCCAATTCTGGAGAGCTACATCGAAGAGCCTAATACCTTCGATACGTGGAAACTTATTTACTACGAAGCAAAAGATATTCTGGACGATCTGCAGACCAGAAATGCCATAACCTCGTACGAGTGGATAGGTGATCAGGATGCCCAGAGTTACGATGAGCTTCAGATAAATAACGAGGCCGACGTTCGCCAGGGTAAATACCGGGCTCAGCTGAAGTACAAAGAAGTTGTTCCTATGCAGGATATCGAAATGGATGTCATCATCGACATTGCTATAAACAAGAGCACTGGTGAAGTATCCATCTCTGCCCAGAATAACTAATAAATAAATACGATAAATACTATGGCAGGAGCTAAAGTAAAAAACCCAAGGAAGAAGTTCTTATGGCAAATTGTATTTGTCAAGCATCCCATTAACCCCTTCCTTTTTCAGAAGGTAACTGTACCTGAGATAACTATTGAACAGGTTGCACATGGGGATGTAAACTACGACGTAAAGACCGGCGGCCGAGTATCGGTTGGTAACTTAACTGCATCCAAGTTGGAAACAACCTCTGGTTCAGATACTTGGTTATGGGACTGGCTGATGTCAGTACAGGATATGCTGCTCGGGGGAGGTTTAACACCGAGTCAGTACAAGGAAACCGTACTCATCAATGAGCTGGCCGAGGATGGAGTATCTATCCTCAACTCCTGGACTTGTACTGGAGTATGGCCTTGCAAGGTAAACGGACAGGACTTAGACCGAATGAGTTCGGACAACACTCTGGAGGATTTAGAGTTCTCAGTAGATACTTGCGAGAAGCTGTAATAGTGAATCACCAAGGGAGAGCTCAGTAATGAACTCTCCCTTTTTCGTTATCTCAGACTATAATCTTGGGAATATACTTAACAACTCAACAACATGGAAGAACAAACACTTTATGGTAAAAAACTTACCTTCAAACTCCCAAGCGGTTACGAAGTAACTATCAGGGAACAGAATGGAGAGGATGATGATATCCTTTCCAACCCGGTAGATGCCAAAACCTTCATGAATATCTCTAAGTTCATTGCAGGCATTGTAACTGATACCGATATGACCGCCAATCGATTATTAACTCCCGAGGATGTGCAGAAAATGCCTTCACTAGATAGGTATGCTATCATGATAAACTCTCGGGTATTCTCTTTAGGAGAGATTCTCGATTTCAGGTATACTTGGGACGGTTCTGCCGATGGTCAGACTCGTGAGGTAGATTATGAAATAAACCTTCGGGAAGAGTTCCTTTTCGATTATGGAGTAGTTCCTACTATGGAAGAGATGGAAGCAAAACCAAATGCCATTCCATTCTACCCGGTATCTAAACAAAGCTCTGAAATACACTTCACTACTAAAAGTGGAAAGGAGATGTGCTTCGATCTTCTTAATGCAGCTGGAGAGGCTTATGTATTAAATCTCCCCGCAAATGAACGTACGAAGAATCAGGAGTTGGTTGCTCGTAATCTAAAACTGAAGGTTGGTGATAACTACGAGCCAGTAAAGAACTTCCGGATGTTCAGCCCTAAAGATATGATGGACATAAGGTCTGCTATCAAAGGGTTTGACCCCATATTTCAAGGTACCACTCAAATAGAAGACCCAGAAACGGGACAGAAGATCATGGTACCAGTGATGGCGGTAGATAATTTTTTCTACCCACGGGAGAACTAGAGGATGTATATTTATACATTGTTAAAGCTAAGATTAATATTGACTTTAACACTCTAGCAAAGCTCCCCTGGCGGCGAAGAAAGAAATTTATAGAAGCTGCCGAAGCATATTACGATGCACTTAAAAAAGAGCCGCCCCAAGGAAAGTAGGGCAGCTCTCTTTTGTTCGATAAATCTGAAACTATATGGCTTTTACAAGTGGTAGTCCTTCTGCAGGACAACTCGAGATAGGTGTGGCCCTTGTCCTTCAAGATAGGTTTTCAAACCAGGCAAGAGAAGCTAGCTCAGTCATCCGAGGTTTACATAGGGATGCTAAGAATGCTGTACAGGCTAACTTAACCGCAGTTCAGTCGTACGCTAATATAGCCAGTGGTGTGGCCAGTTCGATAGTATCAACATTAACCACTACTATCGAAACCGGAGCTGATTTCATAGACATGATGACTTCAGTGGGAGCTATATCTGGAGCTACCGAAAATCAAATGTCTGGGTTATCCGAAACTGCCCAAACATTAGGTTTAAGGACCATGTTCATGTCAAGGGATATAGCTTCAGGTATGAAATACTTGGCAATGGCAGGTAATGATGCAAACCAGATTCAGCAAATGATATCTGGTGCAGCCATGATGGCTAATGCCACGGGCATGGAGTTGGGAGGTAAAGGAGGCACAGCTGACTTACTGACCAATATCATGAGGACCTTCAAATTAGAGGGTCAAAATGCAGCTAATGTAGTTGGAGACCAGCTTACTAAGGCGGCTATGTCATCAAATGTATCCATGGCAGACTTAGCTGAATCTATAAAATACTCAGCTGCATCCATGGTAACTCTGAGACAGCAGTTACCACAAGTAGCTGCCATGATAGGTACTCTTGGTAATGCAGGTATTCAGGGTTCTATGGCAGGTACTTCTATAAGAAACATGGCAGACTACTTGACTCAGTCATTAACCAACCCTAACTTTAAGGGAGCTAAGGCTTTAGCTAGATTAGGACTGAGTAAACAGGATTTTGTGGATGCCAATGGAGATCTCCAAGATTTTGCCCTAATCTTAGGTAAAATAGAAGAAGCTACTCAAGGATTGTCTACTATAGACCAGAATGCTGTATTCAAGAGTATCTTCGGTGTACGTGGTATGCGTGCTGCAGTTGCAATCATGCGTGATACTGAAGGTTACTTTGACCTGTTAAATAAGATACAAAATAACTCTGCGGGATTTGCTGAAGAGGTAGTAGGGAAACGAATGGAAACTCTTGCAGGTAAAATTGACATTGTTCGGTCTGCTGCAGAGAATCTTATGACTACTTTCAGTGAAGCCTTGGGTAAGAATCCTATTATAATGGGATTTCTGGATATGCTTGGTTGGGCAATATCACAGCTTCGTGACTTAATGGCAACTCCGTTCGGTCCTTGGATAGCTGGATTTGCTGCTATAGCAGCTGTCGGATTAAAAATAGGCTCTATATGGATGGGACTTAGAGCACGCTGGTTATTGTTAAACGGTGACTCTCAAGTTTCATTCAGAACCATGATAAAGCTGATGGTAGGTGGATGGAATCAAGCCACTTTATCTGCCCATGAGTACCTTAGGATGGAGCAAGCTATCAAAGCTCAGAGGATGGCTGGTATAGGGGCAAGTGCAGCTACAGTTGCAGGTATGGCTGGTTTACCAGGTTATTTATATAATGGTAATATTCCAGCAAAGATGGGAGCTAATGGTAGATACTATGCTCAAACCGGTAGAGGAGCTACTGGGTGGACTCCTGTACCTGCTGCTATGGTAACCACTACTAATGCAGGTCAAATGACTAGGGGTTTAATGGGTAGTGCTGCCGGAGCCGCTGCAGGGGCTGCCTCCAGAGGAACCTTGGCTTCTGTAGGCAGAGGTATATTGGGATTTGGTTCTCGATTGCTCGGTATGTTTGGAGGTCCCCTTGGATTGGCCATTACTGGCATATCCATAGTTGGGCCCATGATATACAGTGCCCTCAAGAATAATCAATCATCACAAGACGAGAATACTAGAGCTACCAATGACTTAGCATCTGCTATCAAAGCTAGTAGAGAAGGTTATAAACAAAAGGATAATCTTCAAGCATTAACCATTCAGGAAATACGATGGTTAGTACAGATGTTAGGATTATATACTGATAAACTCAATAATATAAGTAATCAGGGTACTCACTTAACTGTAAACGTAGATGGCAAGAAATTTATAGAAGAGTACCTCGGCGAGAGGGATTCAGAAATAAATGTAGCTGCTGGAGTAAACTAATAAATCATGGCATCACTCATAGGAAAACCATTAGGAAAAGTAGCTCAAGAAGTAGCTGATCTTGAGCAGGGGAGAATATTCCAATCCCCTCTAAATAAAGTATGGAGAGCCCTGATACTCATCAACAGGGCTACTTCTCCAATGGCTAAAGCAGAACCCAACAAATTGGGCAAAGTGCATGATGCTAAGAATCTACATGTTGCTCGGAAGGGTTCATTTTCTCTAGCCCAGGCTCAGGACCCATGGACTCAAAATCGTATAGCTGCTGAAACAGCTGGAGTTTCTCCCGAACAAATTCTAAAGGCTAGGTCCATAGATTATACTATAGCAAATCAGTTGACTTCCGAACTGATAAAGAACGATATCGTTATTGCTAACCTGAACGTATCACCCGCTATAAGTTTGGTGATTCAAAATAGACCAGACAGGTTGAGAGTTGAACCCTCAGCATCATGGGCTGCAGTTAAATCCATGGGACGTAACAATCCTTTCTATTTCTATACGGGAGGGGAAGATACTATAGCCTTCGATATATCCTGGTATTCAGTAGATGCAGAACATAGAGATGATGTGGTGAATAAATGTCGATTGCTCGAATCTTGGGCAAGAGCTGATGGTTATTCTGCATCACCTCCTACTTTAAGAATACAGTGGGGTAATTCTGGGTTATTCGAAGACGACCTTTTCATACTGGCTTCAGCTCCATACGAATTAACTCATTTCCAGAATGCAGCTCGTATGAGGAAAAGATATGACCATGACCCCGATACTGGTCAAAGGATAGTAAATACCGTAAGTCAACCTTTCGACCTTAAGCTATTTCCTAACTGTGCAACTCAAACCCTCACCTTCAAAAGGGTAACCAAAAACAACCGAACTTGGGAAGAAATAATCCCCACTAGTAAGTTGCAATATACGCCGGGAGTAATCTATGATGGTGGGGAAGTAAATTCTCTAGAAAACTCCAATACTGAGAGAGTAGGTACACAAAATTAAATAATTATGGTTACTATCCCAGGAACAAGTCCCTATGAGGACAGTTATGTAATAAAGTTCCCAGACGGGGATGTATCTTTAGAAAGGAACATATCTGCAATATCTTCAGACCATATAATCCATTCTGTACTGGAAGGAGAAACAATCCAAAATATTGCCTTCAAGTACTACGGAGATTCTGGAATGTGGGGAGTGATTGCAGATGCTAATGACATTCTCAATCCCTTTGAGGATATTCATGCAGATATGGAGTTAATCATACCGAATTATGGAGGATAGCAAACCCATTCTTGTAAACGGTAATGGTACTCCATACCTTGCCATATTCGATGGTGCTGGCTCTCCTATTATGGATGAGTTCAATGGCATTCCTATCGGTATGGAAGTCGAGAACTTCAATTACAAGTACACAGAAGGTAAAGGAGACAAAGGTAAGTTTACTATAGTAACTGACTTTGTAGGAATAGTAGACCATCCATCCTTACAGTTCAAGATGCCTTTGAAAATACAGTGGGGATGGATATTCAGTGATAGCTCTTTCAAATCTGGTCCTGTAAGACTGGTAAACATAAAGAGCCATCAAATTGAGTTCACCCCAGAGGGGGTAAAGTTTACTGTAGAATTTGCCGATGCAAAAATGTTTTTGGAAGCTGAACCTTCAAAGTTTGTGGGTAATAAGACTGAATATATAGAGGTATTCAAGGAACTAGCCTTAGGTAAAATGCCTTTAATTATAACAGATTACTCTCAAAAAGCTGGTACAGCTTTAGTAATAACAGATAATCAACCATGCGATGGCAAAACAGAGCAACGAGAAAAGTAAGCCATGCTTACCTTGCTATACAAGGATACAAAATTCCGAGGAGATAGACGATGGGTTAGTAGGAGTAAAATTGCTTGAACTAACCCCAGAGAATTTTTCCAAGCCCTCTCAGGACCCAGATAGATACTCGTTAAAGACGATACCGGCAACTTTTGCAGAAGGCACTGCAATAGTTGGTTCAGCAACTTTCTTAAACAAGTATTCTCAGTTAGTTGGTATAGCTAAGGCTATGTCAGGAGGCCCGAATTTTGTAGACACTCGTGATAACAAGATAGAGATACATAATGGAAAGCAGTCAGGTAAAACCGTATTTGCATACACTTATGCCGGTGGAACCGGAGAATTACTCGAGTTTAGGATTCAAACTAAATACGTACAGAGTATAGAAGCTGGTAAAGCTTCAAGTATAGACCCAGATACCAAAACTGTAGAAACAGAAGTAGTTCAATGTATACCTACTAACGATGATCCATGTAAGCCAGATGCTTATGTAAAAGAGAATAAACCTGGAGTGCCAAGGCAGCAGAGGGATGTTACTAGAATGGCAAAGTTTGAAAGAGCTATAGTACCGAGTACTTCTACTTGTCGTAAAGTAAACAATTCTTCTAAAAAACCCCCAGTATATAATTCTATAACTGATGCTAAACAGAAGATATCTTCTAATCCTTCGCTAACTGAAGCCGAAGTTAAATCATACAACTCTCAGATAGAAGCCGAGTGGAAAAAGTATCAGGATGAATTAAAAAAGTTTGAAGATGCTATACGTTCAGGTAAAACCGATGTAGAACTTCCTCAGCCTCCAGATGAGGTATCTAACTTTGTCATTAGGAGAAAAGTACTGGTAAAGCTTAATCCCATAGATTATGCTCCTAACAGTAGTACAGCTTACTGGCAGAATAGATGGAGACAAGGTTACAATGCTCTTAAGAAGAGAAGTGATGTGAGCTTAATTATTCAAAGAGCATCAGAAGAAAGACCCTACGGAGATTATCCATACGATCATCCTGGTTCAGATCGTTCTAAGGTATTGGCTGAAATGGAGATAGAGATACAAGTGCCCGGTGTACGAGTAGTATCTGATCCCCTATTTTTAACCATGGGTAGCTTTATGTCCAATGACATTATAGAGTCAGTAAATAGTCAAATTAAGGCTAAAGCTAAGTTTGTGGGTAATCCCAATATGAAGTCTTCTCAGATTATAGAGATAAAGAATGTAGGCCAAAGGTATTCTGATGATTGGTATGCTAAAGAGGTAGAGCATAGCTTTGACACGGGTGGGTATTTTACTGAGGTTACTTTTGAAAAGAAATCTCGTAACTCCATCTTAAATAAGGTCTCTACTTCGGTAAATTTCCAAGAAGTATTTCAGAAAGCTCACGATGTAGCTGAAGAGTCATATACTACGGGTGCTTGGAAAATACCCAGCAGAATAAAATCTGAGGTAGAAAGGTACAGGGCTTCAACCTGGAAGGAAGAAGATAAAGAGAATCCTCAAAGAGCTGGTAGACAAATATTAGTACGTCAGAATCCAGATAACCCCGCTGATTATACCATTGAGGTGGATTCAAGGACTGACTTTCAAGTAGGTAGGAATATAAGTCCAAAAGAACAATGAACATATACGAACTAATTCAACAGAGAGGTATAGAGGCTATTGGAAGGTTCTATTCTACCTACCGAGGTATAGTAATAACTTCTAATGACCCAGACTCTCAAAATAAGGTATGTGTACATCTTCCAAATATTTTAAGAGGTGTAGAAGTATGGGCTTATCCTAAACATCAACAAGGAGGTCCAGGTTCTGGGTTCAAATGGTTGTCTCCTCGTGAAGGTTCTATAGTATATGTAGAATTTGAAAATGGGGACCCAAGACACCCACTCTGGTCTTATCATGGGTGGGCAATCGGAGAGATGCCTCCTGACCTGGACAAACCTTATGTACTTGGGTTTATTACACCCAAAGGTAATAAGATTATACTGGATGAAAGTGAATCGGGAGTATTAACTGCAATAATCCAACAAGATATAATTGTTAAGACTCTAGACGGTAACATAAACGTCGATGCTAATAACATTATAATGCAGGGGGGAGAAGTTGGTATTCCCGAATCAAATTCAGTAGTGGAAAGGTTAAATAAAATCGAGCAAGACTTAAATAAAATCAAACAAGCATTTACTAGCTGGGTTCCTAAACCTCAGGATGGGGGTAGTGCTTTGAAAACTGCTGCTTCATCTTGGGCTGGTTCTAAATTAGAAGAGACTAAGGTGGAGGATATCGAAAGTGAAACAATTAAACAACCTAACTGATGGCAAACTATAATCAACTCAACACTATTGGTAGTGGTGCCTATTTTCCGATAAAGCTTGAACAATCCGTTGGAAAAGATGGTAAACCCGAATCAGTACAGCTGCCAGATGGAAGAGTAGTACCAAAAATAGGGTGGTATATACTCCGAGGAGATGTTGCTTTAATAAAGCAGAATCTCACAGCTATTTTAACCTATCAAATAGGCCAAAGATTTAGACAAGAAGACTTTGGTTCTCGAACCTGGGAATGTTTGGAAGAACCCAACACAAGTGCTCTCAACCTCATGATTAGAAATTTCGTGAAGGATGGTATAGCAGCCTGGGAACCTCGGATAACGGCATTAAAAGTACTTGCTCTGAAACCGACTAAAGAATCTATAAGACTCCTAATATATTTTAAGGTACAAGATTCCCAAAGGATAGAAGAGTTAAACTTTCAGTATAACTTAAACAACTCAACCACAGATGTCTACTAGCAATCCATGGCTTACACCTTTTCAAAGGTCATATAATGACATAAAAGCCAAACTTATTCAATCCCTGAGTGAAAGGGTTCCAGAGATAACGGATATGAGTGAGGGTAATATATTTATCCTTACACTCTCTATATTTGCTGGTATAGCCGAGGTGATACACTACTACATTGATGGTATGGCAAGGGAAGCTTTCCTTCCCACTTGTAGAAGGTATTCATCCCTATACAAACATGCTAAGTTAGTGGATTACCATATAAAGTCAGCTATCCCATCTTCAGTAGACTTGACAGTATACATGCAAGATGGGAGTCCTTTCCCAGTAGATATACAAGTACCCCAGAATACCGTATTCAATTCAAAGGATGGGAAACAGTGGATAACCACTCGCAATGTAACTATTGAAAAGGGTACTTACACATATAAAGTACCAGTAGCTCAGAAGGAGGTAGTAGAAGAAGTAGAACTGGGTACTTATACTTCTCATGATATCATCATAACCTTGGGAGACTTACCTACTGATAAGAAGTATGTAGAGGGTTCTATGGTGCTTACCATTGATGGAGAAGCTTGGACTTTAGTGGATACCTTTGCCTACTCGGGTCCTGGTGATAAAGTATACAAGGTAGAACTTGATACTACTCTTACTCCCTACTTGGTATTTGGAGATGGTCAATTTGGTAGGAAACCAACCATAGGCTCACTCATTAAGGGTCAGTACTATCTGACTTATGGTACAAATGGTAACATACCTGCAAACCAGTTTGACAAAGTTCCTGAGGTAATGACGGATGTGACTTCTGGTCTTACTCTTACTAATACCATAGCTGCTACTGGAGGCTCAGACTATGAAGACTTCGATACACTTAAAGAACACATACCGTTGAGTATCAGAACTCTCGGAGTAGCTATCACTAAAGAAGATTATGAAGCCATAGCTATGTTGATAGACGGGGTAGATAAAGCTTACTGTAACTACATCTGCGGAAAGTATGTTGAGGTATATATTACTCCAGACGGTGGTTCAGAGGCAAGCACCGAGCTTATCAACAATGTAAAGCAAAGGATGGAATCCTCTAAGGTGTTAACTACTCGAGTAAGTGTATACTCTACACATGCCGCTAAGATTTATTTATCGGCCGAAATTACCGGTAGGAAGTCTTTCAAATCCATAGATATAAGCAATCAGGTAAAGAAGGCCTTGTTGGATGCTTATAACTATCAGAACTCAGACATAAATAAGCCAGTAAGACAGTCAGACTTGTATGCTCTCATGGACAATCAGCCAATGGTTGACTTTCTTACTATAACGGAGTTATATTTACTGCCTTATCCAATAGCAATAAACATCAATTCCCAGAATACCGAAGAGATAGTATCAGTACCAGCACTGAATATTACCTACTTCAAGATGATATCTTTTATCACTTCTAACCCAGAATCCGATTTCGAGAATTGTTATATACAGACTGTGATAGAAGATGGCAATGCTTTCTATAAGGTATATGCTAATAAGGAGTTATCTGGTAGTGCCTTATATTCGGGTCAGTATGGTAAACCTCTTGAGGTAACTCTGACCAAGTCTAAGTTTAGCCTTACTATTAACTTACCCGTCGAAAATGCAAACTATGAAAACGGAACAGTATATCAATTAACCACTCAACCGATGGGAAGCGATGGTAAACTGGTAGATCTAATTCCTCACAACTACAATATCCCTACTATCAGTTCGGATAATATAACACTTAAAATCAATGAAGTGGTTTAATCCTGCGAAGACCTTCTTCAGAGATTACATCTTCAGTAATCTTTTCGACCATTACTACAAAGCCAACGATACCTATCAGGATTCAGAAGGTAAGGGTATATTCGAAAGGTTCATAGATGTATGTTCTGGTTATTTCGATACTGAGGTAATGCCCGATATAGATAACTTCATGGAATGTCTGGATGTAGATAAAGCTAATCCAATATTCCTGAATTATCTATGGGAATACTTTGGGTTCATCCCCTATGCTTATGGTGTACTAACTAAGGGTGAACCCTATACAGAGGAGAATCTAGAGAATTGGATAAAAGAAGACAGGGGTTTTCCTACGGCTGATTTCCGGTTAGTTCTAAGATACGCCATATCATTGTATAAGATACGAGGAACAAAACGGTTTTATGAAATATTGGGTCGTTTTTATGGAGTAACCTTTACTCTTACCGAGGTAGATGAGAGTACAAAAGATTCAGTAGTTCAAGCCATCGGAGATGGTTCTGTAAACTATGATACTATCTTACACTTCGATACTCCTTCTGCTACTTACGACACCGAGACTGATTGTTGGGAATGTGTCCCAATGATTCTTACTATTGGTATACCAAAGGGTCAATGGGACTTCATGGTAAGGAAAGACCAGGAGATTCAAGAACAACTGTTAGAAGAATGGAAACTAATGAATCCTGATGCAACCGAAGAAGAGATAAAGGCTGAAAGGGAACAAATACAATCAGAACATCCATCCGACTATAGTGATAAGGTAAGAGAGACTCTGGTAAATATTGTCAACAAGTACCTACCCGTAAATGTAAAATATTTTGAACCAGGAGACAGTTCTGTTGTATTTGAACAAACCACTGCCTTAATTTACATTGTATATGTTTAATGCGCCTCTAATAGCTTTATTATCTTCTTTTGCTCAGGAAGATCAAAAACTTAACCATGCCGTTCAATCCTTAACCAAATCCTCGATTGAGCTGGCAGAAGCAGCTTCTAATTATGGGGCTCTAAAGGTAATCTTCGGTATCTTCATGGTATTAGTTCTTGTAATGGTAGTAATGTTTATATATACCATCTGGAACTTAAATAAAAAGGTATCGGTAGTCTCTGAATCTTCCCAACAAGTAAAAGAATTCTTCGAGGGAGCCGCTGACTCTACCATAGGTATAACTGAAGCTCAAATATTGATACGCAGAGAATTTAATAGCTTAGGTCATATCCTGAAATATGCTATACTGCGCATACGATTTGAGAATCACATCGACAACAAAGAATCAGTTGTAAAGAAGGTAGATAGTTTGGTAAACAATGAGTATTCTGAGTTATGTGGACTGTTGTCAAACTTCACTTGTAATGGTAAATCTCTGGCAAATATCTTTGAGCCTCAAGATAATGAGGCAATAAAAGACATGGTAATAGAACAGATATATATACCAAAGGATCAATTTACAATTTCTAACATGGACCAATCAGTGGGTATGTATCTAAATGGATTAAAGTTAATGTATCTTAAAAAACTATAGCTATGGCACGAAGGTTATTGCCCATAATCGATTTTGCTCATGGATCAGATGTGGCAGGGAAACAATCTCCAGATGGTAGACATAAAGAATATTTATGGAGTAGGAAAGTAGGTAAAATGTTAGCTGAAAGTCTCAAACATGAGGGTTTTGAAGTAGCATTCACCAATACCAAAGACACCGAAATAGGGTTGTCTAGAAGAAAAGAGATTGCAAATAATTTAGATACTCCCCGAGGGGGAACTAAATTTCTGCTCTCACTTCATAACAATGCCGCAGGCATGGGAAATGAATGGTGTACTGCCCGAGGATTTGAAATATATACCACCAAGGGACAAACTCGTTCAGATTTATTTGCCACGGTAATATTCGAACAACTTCAGAAGGACTTCCCTACTACCGACGGATATAAACACCGAACCGATTTCTCGGATAGTGACCCAGATAAGGAAGCTAACTTCACTGTACTGATGGGTAATAATTACTGGGGAGTACTTCTTGAGTGGTTATTCCAGGATAATCCCGACGATGTGGAGTTATTAGGGGACGATTCAGTGAACCAGAGACTGGTGGAGTCATTAACTAAAGCTTTAATTTTTATCGATGATAATCTCGATAGGTTAAAATTATAATCATGGCACAGAATAACGAAACTCAGGTTGTTAATGGAGTAGTACAACCGAGACTTTATCAGGTATACGGAGATCTTATAGAGTCCAAAGAGGTGATGGAACCCATAGCCATAGCCAATGGAACTGGTCCCGTATGTGGATTCGACTGGGTTGATACTACTAAAAATACCCTGACTATAGGTAGTATATTCTCATCCGATCGTGAGGATATGAAAAGGGGTGCAAGAAGAGTATTTCTTTCTAATAAAGATAATACGGCTGGTCAGGTGTTCAATGCCTTTATTACTCCCGATGGGCTTCTTTCAATAGCACCAGATATACTGACTCTCACTGGTCAAAACCCTCCTGGAGGTTGGCCAGATATGTCTAACCCCTCCAAAATGGTAACATTTGCTTTAATAGCTACTCATAGGTATAGTGCTAATAAGGATGAACCAGTCCCGAGCCTCTCTAATTTCAAAGTAGCGTGGTTAACAAATGCCCATGTAGAACCAGAGTATTATATCGACAAGATAGTCGATATGAACTACCCTCAAATATTGGACTGGGTAACCAAAAAAAGTAGTGTATCTATTAATTCTAATACTGATACATTATTAGGGGTATACATGATAGGTTGGATACCCTTCTGGAATACTTTTTTGCCCGGTTGGAAGGAATTAATGCAATCTATTGGGTATCAACTCTGTATCAACCCATATCAGGGTATATTACCTGCTAAACCCCTTGGAATGAATCCTTTTTCTTTGATGAGACTGGATAATAGGGTAAAGGTATTAGAACAGAGTACTGTACCAGTCGAAGTAGGGGACTTAGCTAGACGAGTAAGTAATCAAATGCGTAGTTGGGGCTTTGGAGTAGAAGCCGAATACACCATAAACAGTGTTAGTGAAGAAGACGAATTCGTATTTACTAAACTGATAATCAGTGGTTGTGTATTAGCTAAAAGTTCTAGTCCAGTAACAAAAAGGATAAACTATCAGTGGTATGAAGCTGGTGGAGGGCTAGTAATTTATTCAACCAAGCCATATATAAATCAATCCACTCTTAATCCCGAAGATTGGGGTTTGGCTAAGGCAGCTCTAAATATACCTATCAGTAAAGATCAAGTATGGGACGGTACTCTGGATCTGAGTAGTTTACCAAGTCAGGCCTATCCTATGGCTTTCTTTGAGATAGTGTCTGTACAGGGCAACGGGGAGAAGATATTACCTGGTCATGCTATTAGTTTGGTTAATACCACCAAAGTGGACGGTCTTACAAGATTTGGTACTGCTGTATGTTCGGTATTCGATAACTTTGGCCGGGTTTATAGTAGATCTCTTTTGGAGAAGTACTTAGGTTCAGGGTCCCAATTACATTCCATAAGTGGTAAGATTATAGTATCGTCATTTTCTATAACTCTGGTAACTTCTCTTAACCTTAAGAATATCGCAGGTAATTCAAAAGATATCGATATAGATTTAGAAACTTGGTTAGTCGATTCTGGTGTAGAGGCTGAATTAGCTTCCAATATAGTCAAAAGGATAGCTAATAACTTAGGAATTATGAGTAGCCTACTCTTGGTAAGAGGTGAAACCTGGCCTTCGAGTGGTGATGGTAATACTTTTAAGTACCAGATATTTGCTCAAACCACTGGCACTAGTGGAGTTTATCCTAAGCTTAAGTTAAGCCCGTATATACAACACAATGCTTCAAGTGGAACTAGTATAACTACTTCTATTAGAACTGTTACGACCTTTACTGCTCCAGAAGATATGTTGGAGTTATTCACTAATTGTATCAATCGTCCCTTATATCCTTTCTAAACTGAACCATAGTTGAGTTGGTTAAGTGGGGCCGGGGTGAGGTTATCAATAACCTTGCTCTGGCCTTTTTCATTGTTTAAGATCTACTGCAGCTTGTTCTAAAGTTTTCTGTATGGTCTTTCTCATTCTGGAGAACATATTAACTGCAAACTTATCTCTAGGCAACTCAAAGTAATCTATCAGGTGAAGGATAGATAACTTACCGTGAGAATCTTTGATACGAGATTCAAACCACTTGGGAGGTTCAAGTTGTATCTGCATAACCAAGTATTCATCCGGAGTAAGGTGTTCCTTCATGTATTGATGAAATATTTGGGATTGCTCTTCCTTAATCCGAGTTTCATCCGAGTCATCGAGTAATTCTTTATTATTGTCAAATAATACCTCGAATGATGTTAACTCTTGATTGAATTCTGCCTGTTTAGTATAAGCATTTCTTAACAACTTACTTTTATAAGTTTGCAGGGAAGACAAGAGAGTTGCTTTCAACCTTTCTTCATCGTATTCGTCTTGATATTTATTAAATACATACAAGAACTTATCCCAGAAGAAAGAGTTAATTATATCTGGCGTAAGATTGAATCTTCTAGAATCAACCCCTCTTACCAGTCTACGGATTAAAGGTTTGCAGGTTTTGTATAACCTATTAAACAAGTCCTCATCATAGGGTTTTAATTCTGTCAAACGATGTAGTTCACTCCCGTTATTGCCTTTCATAGTAGTAAATATATTTAACAATGCAAATATAAATAATAAAGTAACAACTTGTATGAATTTTTATCAAAATATTTCACCGTTAGTGTTCAAGTATGTTCGAGAATGAGCTTGGAGAACTATATTATCTAGCAGATACTATTGATTATACACTCATGAATATTATATAATATATGAAACCAAATAAGGTAAAGAAGAGGTTAAACTCCTGTGATAAGTTTACGTTCTCTATAGAGTTTCAACTAGAAGTACTTAGGTTCTTGGTACAAGGGAAGGAAGCTCTTCTATATGTTCCAAAGATAAAACCTGGGTACTTTACTTTAATTGAACACTCGATAGTAGTAGAAGCCTTGGTAAAATTCGTAAAGAAATACCAACGAATACCAAGTGAGGTTTTAATGGTAGAGCAAGTTAAAACCTTGCTAGAAGGTAAGGATTATGTTGATTTGGTTACTAAAGATGATATCCCTAATATTCATAGTTTAATATCTGAGCTTTACAATAAACCTCTAAAAGATGTAGATATTGTCCTGGAAAATATACATAAATTCATTGCCTACATTGAGTTGAAAGCTTTGAATGAAGGTATGGATTTTTCGGATTACAATTCCTATGAAACTTATCAGGTTAAGTTAACCAAAATATTACAAAATTCAAAACCACAAAAGAAAGACGAGCCTTTACTTATGGTTAGTGGAACTGCAATGAGACAACTCATGAGAAAGGTTGACCCAGATGTAGTTCCTACTCCATTTTGGCAGTTGAATAGGTTGGGTAATGGAGATGGATATCCCAAGAATTCTCTTTTCGTTTTGATTGATCGCCCTAAACGGAGAAAGACATTTGCACTTATCAATATTGCCCGGGGATATTTGGCAATGAAGAAGAATGTTCTATACATAGATACTGAAAATGGTAAGAACCAGTTAATGGATCGTATGATACAGTCTACTCTCAATAAGACCAAGAGGGAGATGTTAACTGGTGATTATGATAAGATGGAGCAAAGGCACATGCGTAAATATAAACGTCTTGGTGTAGAGTTTATTGTGGAGCGTGTACCTGCAACCATTGCAGATTGTAATACCATCACTAATCTAGTTAGGAAATTAGAAACAGAGAAGGGTATCAAGGTCCATGTTATCATGATTGACTATGCTGCAAAGTTGGCTTCTATTGCTCGAGATAGGGACGATGTAGAACGTATCAACAATGTATATATAGATATAGATAATATGGGAGATGAGTTGGGACTAGATGCTATTTGGACTGCCCAACATGTTACCAGAGAAGGTGCTAAGCATCAAGAAACCCGATACGAGGATAATGATATAGCATCAGCCATTTCTATAATAAGAAATGCAAAATGCGTCATGGGATTAAATTCTACTCAGGACGAAGAAGAACATAACATCATGAGAATGGAAGTTGTAGTTCAACGTGATGGAGTTCCATCTGGTAGAGTAATGTTTAATATGGACCCAGAAAGACAACGTATGAAGGAGTTCTCTAAAGAGGCCAGAGCAAAATATGATGAGTCCATGGGTAAACAGGTAGATGATTTACTTAAGAAAAAGAAAAGGGTAAGTAATCCCAACGCAGACCCAGAAAAGAGAAGTAAAACCTCAGGTGATATTTAGTTAAACCTTAAATAATTAAAATTGTATGGCACGAGTTATTACTACAGAGCCTCTTAAAATTCAGGAGAGGACTACAGTTTGTAAAAATTGTAATTCCAAGGTAGCTTTCAATGAGAAGGAAGTATTCTTGGATTTAAGTTATGGTCCAGATCATAATGGAGAAGAGTGCATCACTTGCCCTCACTGTCATTATAATATTCATATTGGCGTATTCCAAGCTACTGAACACATGTAGTTATGAATGTAAGATTATTGAAGATATTTCGTAGGAGAGCTTCCAAAGAGATATGTTTAAGAAGGCAACCAGGTAACAGATATCAAGTTGTATGTCCAATTGAAGAGAGGTATAGTTTAGGAGTATTCTTCCGTGAGTGGGTACCAATCTCTTCAGAAAAGGCCTCTATAAATTGGAATAAGGTTACTCCTAACCATAGAACTATGGGGTATAAAGATATAGATAGGTATGAGGTACCTTATAAGAATTCTTTCCTAAGGTTAGAAGAAGCCAAAGTAGAATTAGTGAAGATTCGTAGAGGATATATAATCCATCATCTAGTTCCTGAATTATGTCAGAAGTTACCAGTTAATAAGTAATAATTACCCGGCTATGTTATTCATGGTCGGGTATTTTCGTTTACGATATGAGACTTAACAGCAATATAAAAGGTGTTAAAGTAAAGCCTATACCAAACTATCCAGAATATTTGGCTTCATTCGACGGTAGAGTATATTCCACTAAATTACATAGATGGCTATCTACTAACCCTCATAAGATATTCGGATATTTACAGGTACATCTAAGAAAAAAGACACATAGATTGAATAGGGTTATAGCTACAACTTGGATACCTAATCCCGATAACTTACCATGTGTAGGTCATAAGGATAATAATAGAACTAACAATAGAGTAGAAAATCTATATTGGTGTACTCATAAAGAAAATACTCAACAATGTATAAGAGATGGTAGATTCAAACCCAGAGGTAAAACTCCTTTGAGTATAGAGATTAGACGTAAAATAAAAGCCGAATACTTGAAAGGAAATACCACTCTACAAAAGTTAAGCCGTAAATATGGTAGAGCACATTCAGTTATTAGGAGGATAGTATATGAGACTAAATAACCATACTAAAGGTCGTTTACATGAATATTTTAGATATAAGTTGAAGGCCTTCGATTATCGTAAGGGGTGGATGAAGTCAGACTGTCCCTACTGTGGAGGAGAAAAGAAGTTTGGCATTAATCTTTCAAACAATCGATGTAATTGTTTTAAGTGTGGTGAGCATCCATCTCCCTTAAGTCTGGTAATGTATCTAGAGAGTACTGATAGTTTTCAAGAGGTATTATCTATACTCGAATCGGGAGATTATTCTGGATATGTATTCAAAGAAGAGAAGGTTGAGTTAAAGGGTAAGAAAGAGTTCTTCCTTCCCGATGGCTTTAAGAATATATCCATGGGTACTTCTCTATTGGCAAGGTCTGCCAGGAATTATCTTAAGAAACGAGGATTTAAGATAGAGGAGTTAGCTCGTAAAGGATGGGGATATTGTAATACAGGTAAGTATCTTGGATATATCATTATTCCTTTTACAGAGCATGGGCAATTAACTTACTTCAATGCCCGATTATATATGGGCGCTGGCCCCAAATATAACAATCCAGAAGTAGATGTAACGGGTTTGGGAAAGAGTTTTATTATATATAATGCAGATGCTCTAGAAATATACCGAACCATTTATATTTGTGAGGGTGCAATCAATGCTGAAACTTTGGGAGAGAATGGGATTGCAACCGGAGGTAAGGCAGTTTCAAGATGGCAAGTAAACAAGTTCATCAAGAGCCAAGTAGAGAAGTTTATAATATTGATTGACCCCGATGCTAAAGATAAAGCATTAGATCTGGCATTTAAGTTGGTGCCCTTCAAAAAGGTAAAGGTAGTATTCCTCCCAGATAATGAGGATGTCAATTCACTGGGTAAACAAAGGACTTTAGAATATGTACGAGAGACGACATATCAGACTTATCAAGAACTTTTAACTATAAAATCACAGTTAAAATTATAATGGCACAACGAGAACCTTCTATACATATCTCTAAAACTTTATTCCGTAAATTATGGAAGGAAATGGGGGGTAGAGTATCTGAAGAATTCGTAGATGAGTTCTTCACTAAAGCCAGGCAATACTCTTTGGACCATCGTTCAGTGGTAGGAGAGGATAAAAGGGTACAAACTCAAGCTGTTCGTAGAGCTTCAGGAAGTATAGGAGATGCAAACTTATTAGCAGATATCATCTATTCTACTAGAGTCCAACTCAAACACATCGGAGTAACTAAAATAAAGCAAACAGATTTACAATGGGCATCAGTAAAAGAATTAGTACCTGTTGTAAACGAGTTCTGTCAAAAGTTTGGGTTTGAACCTCGTCAAGGATATATTGAGTTTGTAACAACTGGTATTAAGCTCATGTCTCAAGCAAAGAGGGTTAACTATAACTTCTGTGCTAATTGGTTACATCAGAGAGTTAATTGGATTATGGATGTATACGAAGCAGATAGAGAAGTAAAAGAAGATTCAGCTCCCCAGTATACCCGAGAAATATATGAATATTATACTAAAGAGATTCTTGACAGAATAGGGATTAACAATACTTACGATAAAAACCCTCAAGAGTATGTATGGTTTGTAAGAGCAAGAAAATTAGCCGATGAAGTTGGAGTTGACTATGAAACCTTTGTTCAAGCTCAGTTCTATGCTTTAGAATTCTGTAATGGTATACCTAAGATAGAAGATCTATCTAATGACAAGGCTAGACAAAGAGTTATTAATTATATGGCAAGATTTAATATAGTATCTCGGCCTAAATCGGAACATGTAGATTGGGATGCTTTCAAGAAATAAGGTATGATAACTATAACCATAAAGAACTGCAATGTTTGTGAATTATCTGGCCCTGCTAAGTTCACAAATAAGTTGTATGAAATGTTCCGGATTAAGCATCCGGACGCTTGGCATATAATGATGTATAGCAGGGCAAAGAACTGGGATGGTTACGTAAAATATATCTCTGATTATGGGCAATTCAAAATAGGTCTTCTAAATAGGGTTTACAATGAATGCCTTAAAACGGGACAGGAGGTTAAAATCATAGATAATAGACCCCAGTTAGGAGTTAAACCAGTAATTCCAACAATACTTGGAGATAAAGAATTACGGGAAGTACAAAAAGAAGCTCTAGAAAAGATTCTAAATAATCGAGTTGGAGATACTCCTTTTCTTATCTGTGCATCTGATTTGGCAGTTAATTTCGGAAAGACTTTGGTGTTCTGTGGATTACACCAGGCTTTCAAGAGGAAATTGAAAACTGTATTGTTGTTGAACAGTGCAGACTTATTTAAGCAGTTCAAAAAAGAGATTCCAGAACTGTTACCCGGTGAAAAGGTTGCATTCATACAGGGAAGTAAGTGCAATGACTGGGGTAACTTTAATGTGTGCATGGTACAGTCTCTTGCCTCAAATATAAGTAGGTACCAAAAATTCTTATCAGAAATAGATATGGTACTTATAGATGAGGCTGACGTGATAGATAATAAAACATATAAAACAGTAATACAACATCTGTATAACTCTAGAATACGAGTAGGTTTGAGTGGTACCATCTACATGAGTAATCAGAAGAAGAAGTTAATACATAACCTGAATATCATGTCATTTATTGGTGATAAGGTTAACCAGATAAAATTAAGTGATATGATAGAGAAAGGGTATTCTACCCCTATTACTTGCAAGTTGGTATATGCTCCCTTTAAGTACTCTAAAGATGTGGATTACTCAACAGAATACAAGGAAGTGATATCAGATAATGTTAAAGCTTGGAAACTATCCCTTGATCGTACCAAGTATAACATTGGTAGAAAAAGATTACCAGCTTTGATAGTATGTAAGTTTATAGGTCATTGTGAAAATCTTTACCGGTATTATGTTAAACATCTCGGGAATCAATACAACATACAATATGTACATCATAATACCAAAGGGCGTGATGAAATTCTACAAGCTTTTAGAGAAGGTAAAATCGATATACTAATAGCTACCACGATTATTTCTAGAGGTCAAAACTTCCCTGAATTAAAATATCTGCAGAATACTGCATCAATGGATTCTAATGAAAAATCCATACAGATATTGGGACGTCTTGCAAGAACTCACATGAATAAGAAGAAAGCATACCTGGACGACCTTCAATTCCCGGGTAATTATCTAAAGAGACATGGTAACCATAGACGAATGTATTATCAGAAAGAAAAATTAAAGGTAATCAGAGTGGAAGGGTAATACGCATATATGCGCACGTATATACCCACACTTATAACTCTATTAGTATTTAGTATACTAAATACTAATAGAGGTTTATATAGCTAAAGCTATATAAACTTATACTTAACTTACTTAGTAAGTATTAACTTAAGCTAAAGCTTAAATGCGCACGCACGTATAATGGTGAACCAGAAAGTTAGTGCATATACTATTCTACATCAATGACACTGAAATACCTATTAACTATCACTTGATATCAAACTATCAAATATATGGCGAAGAAAAAGAAAGATAAACTTAAGGAAGTAAGAAAGGAGTTAGAGACTGGGGATATTCTTGAACCTATAGACATCACCAAACTTGGTTCAGGACAAGATCCCTGTTTCGGTAAACACTATGACCTTTCAACCAAGGAATGTAAGATGTGCGGAGATTCCGAACTCTGTTGTATTAAGTTCACAGCTCTTATGGGTAAGACTCGTAAAGAGCTGGAAGCAGAAACTCAGTTCAAGGATTTGGAACCTTTGGTAGATATAGAAGGTTGTAAAAAGTACTACCGTAAATTGGTAAGAGAAAAACTGGGTAAGAAGGAAATACTCGATAAGCTTCAGAGTAAGTTCGAGTTATCCCGAAAGGAAGCAAGAGACATTTATCGTAAATTCAACAGTAAATAACATGGTACAATTAGAGTTCACAAAGATTAGAGAGGTTAAATCCCCTAACCGAGCAAATGAGGGGGATGCAGGGCTTGATTTCTACATTCCTCAGTTATCCGACCAAGATATTCTTAAGGTTGGTGAGAAAGGTAAGGATGACTTTTCCGGTATCAATCGGAAGATGTTAGGTAAAGGTTACATCAAACTAAATGGGTTGGGTACTGATGATGTACATGTGGTAATTAAGCCCGGTGGAAGACTTCTCATCCCTTCTGGTATAAAGGTACTTATCAATCCAAAAGAGTCCATGCTCATGGCAGCAAATAAATCTGGGATTGCAACTAAAGAGGGTTTGTCGTTCACTGCCGAGATAGTGGATAGCCCTTATACTGGGGAAATGCACATAGGTATTCATAACGGTTCACCCGAAGAGGTTTGTATTCCTCTGAACCAAGGTAAGAAAATAATGCAATTCGTACACGTTCCCATCATACTTTCAACTCCGGTAGAGATTACCAATGAAGAGTACGAAGAGAAGGCAAAGAACTGGGGTACAAGAGGAGACAAAGGATTCGGAGCACACGATAACAAGTAAGACCATGGATAGTCGCGATATAAAGGAAGAACCGGGAATTATTCCCGAACACAAGTATCTAGAAGAGATATATCAAATGCAAAAGAACCTCTTGTCTGGGTATATAGGCATAGAGGGGCTACCACAGTATCCGGTAGACATCAATACAAAGGCTTCTCAAACCTTGTTAAAGGACTTTACTGCAAGGGTTATCGAGGAGTTATCAGAAGGCTATGAGTCATTCGAAAATGTAATGGACTTATTCGAGGCCAACCATTCAAAATTGGTACAAACCAAAGGTGATTGTATAGAGTATACGGAGATACTCAATCACTTACAGAATGCTAATGAAGAGAATGCAGATGCTATCCACTTCTTTATCGAACTTTTGATATATGCCAATATCCAACCCGAGGATATTATGGCATACATGGTGAAGTGGGTAAAGGATAATCGTTGTCCTCAATCAGTAGTAGATTCTCTCAACAAGAACTATGAAGATATCCTGCGTACAGCCATGAATCTCGGGGTAATGTGGATAATGGACAAGGGAGATATCGGTGTTATCTTCCACAACAATGCCACAGACCTTATCAAGTGGTACGAGAACATGGATTCAGAAACACATCTGGACTATAACATAAAGTTACTCGAGGGAGGTAGATACTTCAATCATGTAGAGTACTCAGTAAACTACCCATACCTGTTATGGAAGATAACCCATCATCTGAACATTGCTCGTAACTTCCTGAAGAATAAACCCTGGAAGCAATCCCAGGTAATGACTCAGGAGTTAAAGTATCAGTCGGAATTAGTGAAGGCCTTCATCTACTTCTGTGGGTATTTGGGATGGATAGGTATGGGTTCAGATGATGTATTCTACATCTATTTCAAGAAGAACCGTATCAATAAATTTCGGCAGAAGTCACTATATTAGTTAGATACATGGCCAACCTGATATTACTAAATTTACTATTAATTATTGACAACAGTATTATAGAATATGAAAGTTAGTAATATAGATGGTTGGCCATGCTATTATATTAGTAAGAGTGGCAGGCTATACAGTAATAAGAGAGGTAAATGGATACGAATTAGAGGTGAATTATGTAATAATAGGTTACAGTATAGGTTATACAAGAGGATAAATACTGACTTATTGGGGAATAAGAAACATTCTTGGGGTATAGATACAAGTACAAGTCGATGGTTTAAAGCATCAAGATTAGTAGCTATGGCTTACATACCAAATCCTCACAACTATCCCATAGTATGTCATAAAGATAATAATCCACGGAATAATAGAGTAAGTAATTTATACTGGGGAACCCAGAAAATGAATATTCAACAGGCAGTTAGGGAAAATAGATTTACACAATTTGCTAAGAGAGGAAAAGAAAATCCCATGTATGGTAAAAGGGGTAAGCTAAGCCCTTTTTATGGTATACCAAGAAGCAGCGAAACAAAGAGATTAATCTCCATAGCTAACAAAGGTAGAAAGGTAAGAGAAGACACAAAGTTAAAAATTTCAAATACCCTAAAATCTCTAAAGAGGGGAAAAACGGTATTCTTAAGAGATGATATTATAAAGTTAAGATACGAGGATAAATTATCACAATCGGCTATAGCTGAGAGATTAGGGTTACATCAAACAGCTATTAGTAAATTTCTAAGAAACTATGAATCTTGTAAAAGCTAAGAATCCCACTGATGCTTGGGAAAAGATACTGGAAAACTTCTTAATCAAGAAACCCGACTGGTTTTGTGAGGGAGTTGGTTATAACCTAACCGATTCTCTTTTTACATACGACTTGATGGTAGAAATAGCTGATGCTAAATTCGACCCAGACTTCGACTTCGGTAAGATGTTTGGGTACACCATGACTAAGTGGACTGGTTTAATTACCAACTACTTGGATTTGGATGTACTTGATCAGGCCAAACTGATGATAAGGAAGTTAGAAGAGAACAAGACAGTAAACAGGAATTATCACATTGGATTCCATTTTGCTGATAATCATGGTAGTGGCAAAGGTTGCTTAGTTGGTGGTATATTCTCTCGTAAGATTGGAGTGGAAAACCCCGAGATAACTGTAATACTACGTTCTTCAGAGATAGTTACAAGGTTACCAATAGATATACTGTTATTCTGTCGTATGGGTCAGTATATTTATGGCCATGATAACTTCTCTCTAAAGTTGGTTATCAAAGCAGCTTGGGCAAATGATACTACAATCTTGCTGTATCAGAATCGAAAAGATATTAAGGAGTTATTGAAAGAGAACTGTACAGATGAAGTACGTAGAAAGAAGATACGTAAATCTCTCAAAAAACTTATGACAAGCGATGAAGCAGGTTATAAAACCTATGGTAACAGTTTCAGAGCTTTCAAGGTATTAAGGAAAGATTTGGGGTATAAACAGAAATCTATGTTAGCTTCAGCATTAGAGATTGGGGATTGGGATGGTATTCCATTGCCCGAGGTATGTCCCTCTATCCTCAAGCGTAACATGATAAAAAAGACCTACTTAAAGTTCACCGAAAAGTATGGTCTCAAACTAAAGCTAGAGGAAAGTGGGGAGAAGAAAAGGAAGAAGTTGATATCATTCTCCTCTTCAGAAGAAGACGATATGGATGACAGTGAATTAACTCCTGAAACAGATGAGTAAGTTTAAGTTAAAGAATAACCTGTTGAAGTTCAAAACAAGTATGAAAGCTTGGGAGGGACTTAACAGATTATTCCTTTTCAATACTCCCGGTTTGGATATTGAAAGAATTGGTAAAGCACAATACTTAAATGATTTAGTCATCTATATTAAAGAACCTCTGGTAGATCCTGAATTCGATTTCGGCAGGCATTTCAATTACACTTCAGCTAAGTGGAAGTCTTTGGTAGCAAATTATGTGAATGAAAACGGTATAATTGATTTAAGGCAGGAAGTAGTAAAAGCCTTAAACTCAAGGAAGATATTCAACATAGGCTATCAGTTTGATAATAAGCATGCTCATGGCAAGAATTGCTTGTTGTCTCTAACTGTATCAAAGAAAGCAGGTATGGATTACCCTATGATAACGGTATTCATGAGGGCATCAGAGGTAACCAAAAGACTTATCTGTGACCTATTACTGATTCAAAGGATAGGGGAATACTTATTCCCTATAGGACAGAAATTCCATGTATCAATACACTTCAGTCAGATATTCAACGATGATACTGTATTACTAATGTATCATGCTCATGAAGACCTATTAAAGCTTAGTGATAAGCTTGGTATATATGATGGTAATTGGTATGATAGGTTGAAGTATCTACTTAAAGTAGACCCTGACAAGATAAAGTATAAGGTACATAAAAGAGCATTGAAAGTACTCAGACCCGAATTATTCAAATATCCCAAAACACTGGCAAAGGATTGTACACTCGGTAGTGAAGACTGGCTACCATTCTAAGATAGGGAAGTCTATTGAATTGCAAATACCAATGCAATGAAAATAGAGGTAAAGAAATCTCCTTACACCAGTAAACTCGGAGGAGATATAGATATAACTTTCTCCACGGATGATGGGTGGTTATTCAATACCGTGGCCAATATCAGTGTAAAGGATTTAAGGCAACTTAAAAGAAAGATAAGGAGGTATCTAAGTGAAGTACGAGAGGAAAGATAAACCCTATTTTGGAGTAAAGATATTCAAGGGTAAATATCCTGATAGGAATGGCAGGGACATAGAGTTATCTGTATGTATCAATGCTTGTCATTGGATAGGTCTTCCCAACATGAATATTCAGGACCTAAAAGAACTACGAAAATCTATAAGAAAATATATTAAAAATCACGAACAATAAGAAGTCATCTAACTTTACCTGGATTTAATGGTAGGTATAGGATATATACTACGGGTAAAGTATGGGACAAACACTTAAAAGTATTTTTAATAGCTAGACCCAATAGTACTGGGTACTTAAGAGTTAGATTATATGATGGTAAAGGTATTTTATACATAGGTTAGTAGCTTTAACTTACATTCCAAACCCAGATAATTTACCAATAGTTATGCACTTGGACAACGATATACATAACAACCAAGTAATCAACTTAAAGTGGGGTACTGGGTCTGACAATATTAAACAGGCCTTCAGAGATGGGCGTATAAAAACTACATATAAACCTGGTAAAGGTCCAGGACTAAAGGGCGAAAATCATCCTATGTCAAAATTAACTTACAATCAACGTAAGGAGATTGAATCTTTATACAGAACTGGAAAGTACACTATGAGAAAATTATCAATTAGATATAACGTTAGTAGAGTAACTATTGGGAATTGTGTAAAACTATTCAAACAAAGATGATATGAGAATATATTCAAATCCTTACGAATTGATGTCTGAGACGGCAAGAAATTTGTATGAGATGGGTAATGAGGTAAAACCCCGTACCTATCAGAATAAAGTTATCGAAGGCAAAGATGACTTTATTACTAAAGAATTGATATGTGAACAGTACTGTTTAACTCACATGGAAGACCCGGCCCCTTTATTTGTATTCACCAAATCTAAAGATTGGGCAGAGGCTGAGTTCCAGGAAAGAATACACCCGGGACAAATTAACCCGGGTGAAGCATGGAAATTGCGTCCCGAAATATGGGAAGAGTTCCTGGTAGATGGTAAGTACTTCGACTACACCTATTCGGAGAGAATGAATGAGGTAGTAAGGTATAATGGGATTGTAATGACCAAGTTACAGGCTGTCATAGGTCTGCTCAAGGATGATAATGATACCCGTAAAGCCATACTTAATATCTATGGTGAAGATGGGCAGGTAGAATGTTCTGATGCCGAAAACCTGGATGGTAAGATGCGCATCCCATGTTCAATGTACTACGACTTCCTAATACGGGAGAATGCCCGAGGTGAAAAGCAATTAAATATTTGCTATCACCAAAGATCATCAGATTTTGTAACTCACTTTGGAAATGATGTATACTTGGCATGGAAACTCATGGAATACGTAGCTAGAGAAGTTGGTACCAAACCTGGTTATCTCTATCATACTATTGATAGTTTGCATAGTTATAAAAAGGACTGGGTAAAACTCAAAACTTCTATCCAGACAGAATTAAGGTAACAAAGAAGGTAACGGTGGTTGAACTTAGTTTCTTTTCTGTCAAGCCGAGATTAGTAGTAAAGCCGTTACCTTCACCTGGACCCATAGCTCAGTTGGTAAGAGCAGCTGACTCATAATCAGAAGATCGTGGGTTCAATCCCCTCTGGGTCCACTTATGAATCTTTACTTTGCGCTGTGGACAACGAGTCCTGATTCATTCCCAGGTACTGGACGGTAGGGATATAGACTGGTACCTAATTTACGGAAGTAGCACAGTCCGGTTAGTGTACTTGCTTTGGGAGCAAGGGGTCGCAGGTTCGAATCCTGTCTTCCGTACTACCATTGAAAAGCAGAGGGTATATTTGGGTGAGAATATGAACTGATCAATCATATTACTAAAGGTAAGTATCTCCCTTTAAGAAAAACACCTAAATAAGTATAAAGTATAAGATGCTTAATTGATACTGTAATGATGAGATATCTTTCTAGAGGTAATATCTTGTCAGCGCGGCCAGTTTAGAGGAGTACTGATAACTCCTCATTTTTATTGCTCGGATGGAGAAATAGGTAAACTCATCAGATTTAAGCTCTGACGGTCATTGACCTTGCGGGTTCGATTCCCGCTCCGAGTACATAATTTTATAATTCTTATGAAGGGAGACATTATATCTAATTTGATAAAACTTCTACAAAATAAAGAAGTTGGTCAGACATTTAGATATACTTACTTACAGAGTACAGGAGCTAAGACAGCATATTTATATTGGTTATGCTGTCTTCTTTGTAGATCAGGGTATATAAAAAGAGTAAAGAATGGTATCTTTCAAGTAGTAAAGAATACGTCAGACTTATGGTCATGTAAAGATCTATTCTATACTGCATATAATAAGAATAAACATGGAGTCAAGATATGACATAATCAAAAGTTTCTCACAAGTCAAACGGCTTGTGAAAGCTTGTTTGAAAACAGGCATAGCTTCTGTAGACTTCGAGACAAATGCCGAAGGTATTTATAATAAAACCTTTAAACCAACAATCTTATCCATAACCTTTCAAGTTGGTTCTGGTGTATCAATACCTTTATGTCACCATGAATATGAAAACCCTAATTGGAAACGTTGGTTAAAGTATTTTGGTAGAAAGGTGGTTGAGAATCCCAATGTAACTAAAGTGGGATGGAATCTGAAGTTTGACCTTCAGATATTCGAGTTATATGGGGTATATGTTAGAGGTACTGTTCTGGATGGAATGCTTATGAAGTATCTTCTAAATGAAGAGAAACCTAATGACCTGAAATCAATGGTTAGAAGGTATCTACCAGAGCATGGCGACTACGAGAAGGCAGAGAAGTTCGACAAGATACCTTGGGATAAGAAACCATTGGAACCCTTATGCAAGTATGGTTGTCAGGATACCGATTATACTCTTAGGTTAGCTATGTTCTTTGAAAGTAAGCTAATAGAGATTGGCATGTACCCCTTATTTAGGCATTTGATTATGCCAGCTTCTAGGGTATTGCAGCATGCTGAAAAAACCGGATTATACCTCGATAGGAAATTCAATCAGGAATTGCTTGAATCTTACAAGCCAAAAATTGAACAAGCAACTTCTAATTGCTTGAATCTTCCACGAGTGAAAAAATTCTCTAGATGGCTTGTCCAAGAAAGAATAAGCAAATACCTTGCATCCATTGAAAGTGAACTTGAAAATCTGGATTATAATAGCCCCAAGGATGCACGGAAAATAGCAAGCAGGGAGCAAAAAATATCCAATATACGAGCTGGTGTATTCACCACTAAAAAAGAATTGGAATTAACCCGAGAAGTAAACTTGGGAAGTACAATTGATTTACCTCTACTGTTGTATTCCGAAAAGGGGTTCAAATTCCCTATCATAAAATATACCAAGGATAAGAAAACTAATCGTGATACTGATAAGCCGAGTACCGATGAAGATACATTGGTAGAACTTCGACTAACGGTTAAAAATCCCGAAAATCCCAAAGCAATTTTCCTGGATAATCTTCTCGAATTAAGAGGGTTAAAGAAAATGTATACAACATACATCGAGGGATGGCATGATAAGGTACAGGACGATGATAGGATTCATGGTCAATTCAAAATCATTGGTACTACTTCGGGACGATTAAGTAGTTCTGAACCAAACCTTCAGCAGATACCCAAGACTTCTGTGGATGCTAATATCAAGAAACAGTTAGTAGCTCCTCATGGTAAACTATATATGGCACTTGACTACTCACAAGCTGAGTTAAGAATCATGGCTCACCTTTCAGGAGATGAGACTTATCTTGAGGCCTTTGCTAAGGGTCAGGACCCTCACCTTGCTATTGCAGCAAACAAGTATGGAGTATCATACGATGAAGCAAACAAAGCTTACAGCGATGAACAACACCCTGATTATAAGCTTTGGAAAAATCGAAGGAAACAGGCAAAGCAGATATGTTTTGGTATTATTTATGGTATTCAGAAGAAACTGCTTGCAGTTAAACTATCTGACCCAAAAGCTGGTATTATCGTAACCCCTGATGAAGCTCAACAGCAGTTGAATGAGTTCTTCCAAGAACATCCGAAGATTAAGAAGTTCATGATTAACCAGGAGAAAGTATTGGTAAGACATGGATATATTAAATCTTTGTTTGGCAGGAAAAGAAGGTTACCTCAAGTATATTCTGATAATGAGCAAGAAGCTGCATACGCAGTACGATTATCAGTTAATATGCCATGTCAATCCGCTGCATCTGATATGACTCTGTTTGCATCCATACTTAATTATTGGAAGATGAGGCAGGGTATACTTCCTTACATGCCCGAGACATGCACCGTTCACGATGCAGTTTATTATCTCGCTGACCCACAGGATGTTAACGTGTGGGTAGTATATAATATTTGGGAAACTTGCCGTAACCCCGATACTAAAAAATACTTTGGATTCGAGATAAACGACGTGAGTATGTCGATGGATATAACTATAGGTAGATCAATGGCAGAAGAGTTACCATTTATACCTGGGTATGATTACAATAAGATGTTTGAACCAGATTTCAATACTGATGAATACTTAGAAGAACACCGTAAGTATAAAAACATAGACATTAGTGAATATCCAAAACTCTATAAAAAAGAGATAAAAGAGTTTGAACAAAAGTTTTATAAAGTACATGGATAGATTTATACCTAATGTACCGGGATGTAGTAAATATCATATATCTAAAAACGGAAAGTTGTACTCTATATTCAGTGGTACCTGGAAAGTGGTAAAACCAGTAATAAGGTCAGATGGGTATGTACATAATTTACTAACAGATGATAATGGTAATAAAGTTAAATTCTATAGACATAGGTTAGTAGCTATGGTATACATACCAAACACAAATAATAAGCCTCAAGTATGTCATAAGGATAATAATCCTTTGAACAATAAGGTTAGTAATTTATACTGGGGTACCAGAGAAGATAATATGAGACAATGTATATCAGACAATAGATTCTATTTTGTTGGTAAATATCGTAAGAAGTCGGTCGATGAAAGTGGTATAGTTAAGAAGTATAAAGATGGAGTATTAAGAAAGTACATACTTAAAGAATATAATATATCTACTGGAGTATTCTATGATGTACTTAGGTCACACGGTATAATACCAGATAGGTATGGAAAAAAGGCAAAAGATAGTACGTCTATCCCAGATTAAGAAAAACACACTAAAGATTCTATTTCAAGGGAAAACCTATGAGATTGATTTAGACCAGGAACTCATGATTGATGAGAACCTGGTCAATCAGTCTTTACGTAGAAGTCCATCTAATTATGCTCTATTGGTGATGGTAAGGGATAGGCTTATATATAAAAGGGATAAACTTGAAAAGGCAAAAGATCAGGCTTATAGTAAGGCATGGCTTTACTATAAAGAATCAGGTAATGTAAACAATGACGCAGCAGCTCATAAAGCAGAGAACAACCAAGCTTATCAGGGAGCATTGAAAAGATATATGAAGGCTGAGTACAATGCGAGTAAAATGATAAGTATATGTAAAGCTTACGAATCACGAGAGAATATTTTAAGAACTGTATCAGCAAACTTACGTAAACAACAGTAAATATGTCAAGAATTGAGTTAGACCTTATTTCGGTCAAAGAAGCAAAGGAGTTGAATGGTAAACTGAACGGTTTAGGAACTCCCACAGGAAGTCGAGTACTTATTGTATCACCGGTAGTAACTGCAGATACCAAAACAAAAGGAGGACTTTATATCCCTCAGGAACACGATAAAGATACAGTACCTCGCAAGGGAGTAGTAATTCAGGTAGGACCAGTCACCGATGAACAATGTGAAGAATATCCCGGTCTTCAGGTTGGAGCAGTAGTTACATACGGTCTGTATGCTGGTAAAGAACTAGATGTAGTAGACCTTCCCAATCAAGTAACAACTATATTATCCCTGAACGAGATACTTTATATCGAAACCAATAAATAAAGCCATGAAAAAGGAAAAAACAACCAAGAAAAAGGGCAGTGTAATGACTACCCGAGAAAAGATGCTTGCCAGGAAGAAGGACCTGGAAAAGCGTAGTGGAGGTGGTGGAATAATCTACCCGAAAGAAGGAACTACCAGAGTACGTATAAAATCTCGTGGTGCAGACGAGGAATTGGGAATAGAGATTATTCAATTCTACCTTGGACCAAAGGAGGGAGGTATCATATCTCCGGCAACTTTCGATGAGCCATGTCCTTTCATGGATAAGTTCCAGGAGCTTAAGAACTCTGACGACCCAGATGATAAGGCATTGGCCTCGAAACTGGTACCAAAGAGAAAGTATCTCATAGGGGTACTTGGGTACAAAGATACTAAGGGTAAAGAGATTGACCCAGATAGGGTTGATAAACCGATGATGGTACCACGTTCGGTATATCAGGATATTATCGACCTTTACCTCGATGAAGAGGACTGGGGTGATATGACAGACCCAGTAGAGGGGTACGATATCAAAATTACTCGTACCGGTACTGGCAAGAATGACACAAGTTATTCGGTATCACCTTGCCAGAAGACCAAGCTGGACAAGAAGTATAGGGGAGAGGTAGACCTGGAGAAAGCAATACGGGCAAATATCCTTCCTTACGAAGAACTCGAAGAGAAGTTGGCTTCATTCCTTAACGAGGAGGATGAAGACGATGAAGATGATATGCCAAAGAAAAAATCTGGCAATAAAAGAAAGGGTTTAGCCAATAAAAGAAGAAATAAGGGCGATATCTAAAATCTCTAGATATATACCTAAAGTAGGAGTGGGGTATAGTTTTATATCCCACTTTTTCATCTTTAATAAATAATCAAGTATGGCAAGGAAAACCAAAGCCACTGGTAAATCCGGGGGTAAGAAGTTTAAGATACCCACACAAAATGAGATACTCAAGAAATATGGGTCATCTCTCCAATTAAAGGCCAGTACCATAAATCATCACGGATTATGGATTCCATCCACATTCTTTGCTCTCAATTATCAGATGGGTGGGGGTGTACCATTTGGTAAGATTATAGAGATTATGGGCGAGGAGTCTTCAGGTAAATCTCTTATAGCCTATAACTTTGCTTATGCAACTCAGCAATTAGGAGGTCATGTGATTTGGGTAGATGCTGAACAGGCATGGATGAACTCCTGGGCAGAGGAAAATGGTCTAGACCCTGAACGAGTAACAGTATTAAATGACACCAGGATAGAAACCATATCTGATGCTATAGCAGACTTAGCAATATACTGGAGGTCTAAGTTAACCAGTAATGAGCCTATCATAGTTGTGATAGACTCAATAGCAGCCCTGGATTCAATAGAAGCCATAGATGCTAAGATGGCTGATGGTAAAGCTGAGATGGGAAACCGAGCCAAGCAGATATATAAAATGTTCCGAATAAGGAACGAATTATTCTATCGACTCGGAGTAACAATGGTATGTATAAATCAATTACGTAGTAAACTGGGAGCCGGATTCGGTCAAGATACAAGTACAACTCCAGGTGGGGCAGCACTCAAGTTCTATGCTTCAATACGATTAGCATTCTACTCGGGTAAAACTCTCAAGATTAAGTATAAAGGCAAGGAAAGACGAGCAGGTAAATACGTGACTGTTCAGATGAAAAAGAATAAGGTATCTCCTCCTCGTGAAACTATATCCAAAGCTCCTATATATTTCAATCCTAAATATCATGAAGTTGGTTTTGATAGATACTTCTGGTTAGAAGAGTCCCTGGAAGATGCTGGAGTAATAGAGAAGCTCAGTGGTGGAACATATATGTTCGAAGGAAAGAAACTATGCCGGGGAGAAGATGCTTTCCACAGGTTAATAGAGGAGGATGGTGAGTTAAGGAAAAAATTATTAAAGGCTGCCGGAATAAACACCATAGGAACAACTAAGCGAAAGCTAAAGAAGATAACACGAAACATGTTCCCTGTTGATGCAGACTTAGACTATGAATCTCAAATAGAATCTGAAGATGCAGAAGAAGAAGAATACATACCGGATGAGGGGTAGAAAACCGAGGATGCTTATGGTAGTGGATGGGAGTAACCTTGCTCACCGTTCATATCATAAGTTTAAGAACTTAAAAGCCAATAATGGAGCTGGTACCGGATTGGTGTATGGGTTCTTAAGAATAATTGGTTCATACCTAACTCGTTTCAAACCAAGCCACGTAGTAATTACATTCGATACCCATCAGAGTAAAGAGTCTAATTTCCGTAATGGTCTACTAGAAGGTTACAAAGCACATAGAAGTAAGATAAGTATGGATTATGAAGACTTCAATAAACAACTTTCATTGTTGAGAAGGATTCTAAGATTACTCGGAGTTCAGATGATTATTGATAGAAAAGGCTTGGGATATGAATCAGATGACTACATTGCTTGGTTGGCAATAAACCATCCAGGTAAAGCTCTCATAATATCCTCTGACAAAGACTTCTGTCAATTACTAGACAAAAGAGTCAAGATATTCAATCCTAACAAAGATACTCTAATCCTAAATCAAACTTGCAAGGGTATTATGGGTTACTCTGCAGAGGAATGCGTTGATTACCTAATACTAAACGGGGATAAATCTGATGACATACCTGGTTACTACGGTATGGGAGAAGTGAAGACTAAAGCTTTCTTGGAACAATATGGGAGTATATCAGACTTCATAAATGCAAAAGGAGCAGAGTTCAAGGGTATTGAAAGGGATCAGCTAGAAGAGTTATACAAAAAGAACAAGCCTCTAATAGATTTGAGAACTGCATTAACCCTGCACCCGATTAAGAAAGTCCCTTGGGTAAAAGGATGTACTAATAATAAAAGGAAAGATAGGTTATTCATGGTATTAGATAAGTTTAACCTTAGGTCTTTCAAGATACCCGATTTTTTGGAACCTTTCAAAAAACTACAACATTATGTACAAAGGTAGGAAATATCAAATAATGTTCACTGGTGTTTCAGGAGTTGGAAAAACAACAATTGCCAAAGAAGTAGCAGATATGTTAAAGATACCTTTCATATCTGGGTCATACTCGGATTTGGTACCAGAAACCAAAGACATGCCACATGCTGACATGATTCAGCAAGATGCGAAGACTGTATTTATGCAAGATATGCAGGTACTTAACCTTCGTAACAAAGCTTTTAGAGGAGAAGATAGCTTTGTAACGGATAGGTCATATTTTGATTCGGCAGCATACTTTATCAATAAGCTATCTCATAGATTAGCAGAATGTGACTTAGATCATGCAGTAGACTTATGTCGTATGTTATTAGGTCAACAATGTACTCATTTAATCTTCATACCTTTCTCATCAAGCTTCTTTAATGAATGGGTAACAGAAGATAACGGTAAACGAGTATTGTCAAAGTACTATCAATTCCAGGTATCACAAGTAATGTATGGTATACTTGATCTGTGGGGGTATAAACCTGATTCAAAGATTGTACAGTATATAAATGATATACCGAATACGGGTACTTTGGATATTATGGGTTACAAGGTAAAGGTTCTCATTTTGGATGAGATGAACTACGAAAAGAGAAAACACTTAATAAAGAAATTTATTAACCTATGAAGGTAATAGGTATAGCATTTTCTGATTTGCACTTAGGGGAATATTCTAAGTTCAATGAAGATAACAAGAGGACCCTGAATCATATAAGGGTCCTCTATTTGATTAAGGACTTATGTATCAAGTATAAATGTCCGGCATTCTTTTGCGGAGATTTTATGCACCGTCCAGAATATATAAGTACTTCGCTTGATGAAATTATAATCGAACATTTCGAAGAGTTAAATAGGTGTGAGGAATTTAACATATATGGTATATCCGGGAACCATGATATGCAGAAAAGTAATTCAATAACCAGTAAATCTCCCTCACACTGGGCAAATCTATGCTGTAGATATTCATTCTTACATAATCTGGACTTTTCTTACCATGAGTTTGATAAGTTCAGAGTAGTAGGTATTCCTTACTTAGACCACAACAAAGGATTAGATGGCCTAATAAAAGCCGAGATGAAAGAAGCAATGATAAAGCCAACAATTTTGTTATTACATACTGACTATCCCGGAGCTAAAGATACAGACAATACTGAAGTTGGAACTGTAGAAAATTTGAATGTGAATCTACTCTCTAAGTTCAAATTAGTATTGATAGGTCACATTCATAAACCTCAAAGGCTGGGTAAAAAGGTATACATGGTAGGAGCTCCCTTACAACAGAGGAGAACAGATCGTAATTGTAAACTTGGATATTGGAAGATATATGAAGACTTATCAATGGAATTCAAGCCATTCAAAGGCTTTCCTAAATTTGTGGATGTATCATCAGAAGATGAAATTAAGGATGACGGGAATTATTATACTGTCATTGCTAGCAAGTCTCGGATTGTGGCGGTGGAAGATACCCCGCAAATAACTCGGGAACTTACTAAGAAAACAATGGTAAGGAGATATATGAGGGCAAAAGGTATAAAAGACCAAAATAAAAAGGCCACATTATTAAAAGTAATCAAGGAAGCAGAATGATACAATTCGGTAATATTATAATTGACGGCTTCTGTTCTATATCTCATTTGGAACTAAACTTAAGCTCAAAGGGGATAACCGTAATTCGAGGAGCTACAGGAGAAGGTAAGACTACCATCTTATCCGCTTTAGTTTGGGGTGCTTATGGTAAGAATCTAAAAGGTAAATCAGATGTGAATACCTGGGAGAAATACAGACCAAAGTCTTATCAAGGAACCAAGGTAGAATTATACTTCTGTAAGAATGGTAGGACTCATAAGATAACCAGATGTCTTAAATATAAGGGTGAAGTAAATGGAGCCAAGGGCAAAGATAGACTTATCTATGAGATAGATGCTGTTGAAGTACAAGAGAAAAGTAAGGGGGAGATACAGGCGCTTATAATCGCTGATTTGGGTATGTCGTATAGCCTTTTTATGAACTCAGTACTTTTCGGTCAAGGCATGAAAAGACTGATACAGGAATCTTCCTCTGACAAGAAAGAACTGTTTGAGGAGATTTTTGAGTTAGAATATATATCTAAAGCTAGAGATATTGCTAAGGGCTACTATACAGAAGCCATGAAGGAGTATCAAGACATCTCTCAAAGATATCGAACCTTAGAAGGTAAGAAGCAGTCCATTCAAAGAATGGTTGATGACTTAAAGAAGCAAGCCAGTACGGTAAAAGACGACATATCTTCAAAGGTTAAGGTTCTCGAGAAGAGATTATCACTGCTAGCTAAGGCAAAAAAGTCAAGTGAGCTTAAGGAGACAGTAACTCAGAAAAACAGAATTGAACAGAAGCTATCAGAGGCAAAGGAAAATCAAAGGGATATTCTCAATAAGATAAATGATGCCAGGAAGAAAACTAAGGTATCTCTAGAAGAGTTTATTGAGGGAATAATAAAGTTATTGAAGAGGGGTGATATTAAGAACTCTTTGAAACGCTTAATTGAGGTAAAGAAAGCTTTTGGAGATATTGAAAGGTTACAGGGTAAATATTCCAGGGTATCTGATAGAATATCTGATTATAGGGATGAACTGGAAGAACTTATGGATAAGGAATACGAAGTAAAGAAGATACAAAGAGAGATAGAACAAGTAGAATCTGAAATCAAAAGGCTTTCTTCAGAAAAGAAAGTAGGAGTAAATAATGGGTTAATAACTAAATATAAATCACAGCTTTCAACCTTAACCAAGAAATTATCAACTGTAGAAGAAAGAATGAAAAGTCAGAAGGAAAAGGTTGATAATTACAAATGGGTAATGGATGACCCTCTTGGGAACCGAGGTATAAAAGCATTTTTATTTGAGAGCTCAATGGATATTTTGAATGAAACTCTCGAATCATATTCTGACGTACTTGGGTTCAGTATCCTATTCTATGTAGATATACAAGGAGTAAAGAAGGACTTCAATACCCAGATAATCATGGATGGTATAGAGGTATCATACGAGGAATTATCTGGTGGTCAGAAACAATTGGTCTGTTTAGCTATGGCCTTTGCTATGAATGAGATGATGACCCAAGCTAAGGGTATAAATATTGCCTTTTTGGACGAGGTATTTGAAAACCTCAGTTCAGAATATGTAGAGTTGGTTATAGGGTTAATTAGAAAGATATATAAAGACAAAACTCTATACCTCATATCTCACCAGGAATCATTGCCAATTCCTAATGCCAGGGTGCTTACTGTGACCAGAGAAAGGGGCCTTTCACAATACCACTAGTGACTATTGGTCATAAAGGTATAAAATCATGAGAAAGAATAGTAAAAGTAAGGGAAATAGATTTGAGAGATCCGTTTGTAAAGCTTTCCAAAATTGGTCTGGATATGAATTTTCTAGAACACCTGCTAGTGGGGGATTAAGATGGAAAAAAGCCGATAATATATCATCAGATGTGGTATGCTCTGACCCAAAGCATGCCAAAAGATTTACTCTATCTATCGAATGCAAAAGTTACCAGGATATAAAATTTGAACATTTACTGTTGGGTTTGAAGAGTTGTAAGATAAATAGCTTCTGGACTCAAGCTAATAGAGATGCTGAAAGAGCTAATAAGATACCCGTACTTATTATGAGGTATAATTCTATGCCTAAAGGCGAAGCATTCTTTATGGTAAATGAGGAAGTAGATTCTTTCTTAAAAACCCAATCTCCCGAAATGTCTCGGATGGAAGTAAGTACTCCCAAAATACATATTTTTGTTTATATGTTCAGAGAAGTACAGAGACTGGTAGATTACAGCGATTTACATAAGTATGTACGTAAATTATTAAAATAATATGAAGACCCCCTATGTATACTGTATATTCAGGCTTGACAGGAAATTCTACAAGAGAATCAATTCTGATTTGAAATGTAGGGGGTATAAACATGTGAAAGCCATAGTACCAACCATAAGCGTACTTAAGAAGTCAAGGAAAGGTAAGAATGAGTACGAAGATGTACCATTGTTATTCAACTATGGGTTCATAAAGATGAAGCCAGAAAAAGCTTTTGACCGATACTACTTAAACAAACTAAAGAGAGACATCCCAGGTATACTTTCATTTATGAAGTCTTTGGACTACAGACCAAAAAGAAAAAGGCTTAGAGTAGATAATGCCGAGGACTTTGATGATTATTCAATGGTAGCCACCATAACTAAAGAAGAAGTAAAGAAATATCGCAGAATGTCTAAAGCAAATAAGATATTCTCGGTAAATGATATTACTCGTGTTGCTATTGGAGATTACGTTGTATTAAGGGGATATCCGTTTGAGGGAATACCAGCAATAATACTCGAAAGTAATCTAAATACGAGAAAGATGTTGGTAAAGATATACCCAGAAATGGATGGTAGTTTAGAGATAGAAGTACCAATGGAGAATGTACTTTATTCAGCATATCATGAATCAGACGAGTATAAAATGTATTCAACCGATTATGATACTGACTTATCTATAATTCCAGACGGTAGTACCGAAGAGATTCTTATGAACAAACAATACTAACATGGAACGACATCAAGAATTGGCTTGGGACTGTTTGACTGAGCAAGAGAGGGCTAGCCTTATGTTTATACAAGGCAAGGGTCTATCAACTTGGGAAGCTGGAGAAATTCTCAAGATGTCTCACTACAAGTATTTAGAACTAAAGGCCAGAGCTGAAAAGTTCTTCAAATTATTCTCCGATTACTTTGAACTACACCCTTCACTAGTAAATCCTCAATCTCCCATAGAGCCAAGGTTTAGGGATTATTTATTCGGGGCTATAGTTAAAAGGCTACCTAAAGAAGAAGCTAAAATACATTCAGGAGATTCTTCATGGTTATTGACTTCTATAACCAATCCACGTATAATAAAGAATATGAAAAGGCTGAAGGAATCAGAGAATAAATGGGACAAAGACCTTTATGCTCTGATTCTTGAGTTTGATAGGTGGAATAACTATAGGATAATGCCCAGGATATTGCAAGCTCCAACTGCATACAAGAGAAGGTCTACCAAAAAAGACAAGGTATATTTATCTTACTTACATCGAATACCTGACTTCAAGATAAGGCAGTTGATAACCGAATACTGGAAAAATGGACCCTCAAGTAGAAGGTATTTCACAGCTATTGTATCTGAAGAGCTTTTTCCTGAAGAAGGATATGGAGTAATGCCAATCAAACGTGAGGATGATATAATCAAAGCTATAACCGATTTAAGGATATACATCTTTGAGAGCCAAACTATTGCAGACACATTTGGATTATTGGCAACTCAATACTTTGAAAAAACTGTAGATAGTAAAGGAGGCTTGAAGTTTTGGAAGGAGTACAGGGAGGTTATCCCGAAAGCTATTAATTACAAATCAATAAATAACATGGACTTTACCTGTGAAACTCTAGATACAGCCTATAAACTACGCAGGAAAAGAACTCTGAAATCAAACTCTTAGAATTTTTATTCAATTATTTTGCAACTTCGAGAAATTTGATTATATTTGCATTAGGAAATAAGAAATAAAATTTTATACTTATACAGATATGCGCAAAAGTAAGAAAAAAGACAAAAGACCGTTAAAGCTAAACAGGGAAAAGCTTAAGGTCATGGGAAGTGGGTTAGAGAATATGACCTACAAGGACATGAAGAGAAGAGCAGTTGCTCTTGGTATGCCATTCCCAGATGCTTGTTCAGCTGATTACAATGGACTGGCATCATGGATTCATCATTCGGATAATAAGCCGGATAATGCTCTCATCGATGAATACGATAAGTGGATGGACCAGCAATTAGAACTTGCTGGATATCCTAAAGATGACCCGATGAGGAATTATCAACTCAATCTGGGATTCATCGGTGAGGATGCAGTCACCAAACAGAAGAAGACCAAAAGGGTAAAGGGGTTGGAGAAACCTAAAAAACCTAAGAAAGAAAAAGATGATAATGGTCTTTGGAAAGGAACTAAGAAATCCTATGTATTCGAATTAACTTACAAAGGATTGTCAATTGATAGAATTACCAGGAGAGTGCAAAAGAGATTTCCAGATGCCAAGGAGAAATCTATTCAGCAATGGTATCGGGCAGCACTTCGTAAACAAAAGAAGGAGTAGAGATATATGCCACGAGTCTATAGGTTTAAGAATGCAGATGACTTCGAGGAATCATGTTACAGATTGGGAATACCATGGGTACCTCCTCAGATTATAAAATTAAGCCGAAGAAGAAAACAAGAGTGGCAAAGGAAAGTACTCTGTGGAAAAATCAAGGTTCATAAGTATAGGGAAAGGAATAAACGCTTTCTAGATAGATACCGGGAATGCTTAAAAGAAGCTACCAGGATTAACGGAGTAGTAGATCCGGATTCTCTACCTCCCGATGTAAGAGCATACTTCTTGGAAAAGAGGAGGAGAAAAGAATATTACCAAAGGTTCCGAAAAGTTATCAAAGAAATGGATATCAAGATATATCTTCATAAGTGGTATCCTTGGTCTTATAACTATAAAGGAGAACCAGCAGTAGTATTACAGGGATTCTATTCATTGAAAGCAGCCAGAAAAAGGTTTTTAACTTACTATGGCCGAGAGAATCTAAAATCAGTACACTGGATAAAGGGGAAAACAGCTTTAGAGAAGAAGTTTGTTATAGGTCAATCTCTACTAATTGGTGGGAAAAGAAAGAAGCCGATATCTAAGGTATTATTAACTGAAGCCTATAGAAATTCAAAGGACTCGGCTAAAAGGGAATTAGGGAAAAGATTAGCTCGCAAAAAGAGACTCAGTTCTCAAAATAAAGAAAAGTACTTTTTGAACTTGGTAGATAAGTTTAATTATGGAGCAAAAGAATATAGAACTGTTCTCAAGCCTATTCCGGAAAAGCTTGTTAAGCTATCGAAGGCTAAAGAGATTGAGTCCAAGAGAAAGAAGGCTCTTTACGAAGAAGAATAACTTAACCTGGGCTAAAATTAAAGTAGCTCTTGCATATAGAGCTATAACTAAACGTTCTGCTATTAGTTCCATAAGATGGACTAAAAGACACTGGGAAGAATATCAAGAAGCAGTATTGAAAAGGCTTGGTGGTATACCTATGGTAAGAAAAAGATCAAAAGATAAGTTTATTCTCAAAGAACTATTATCACAGGGATTTGTTCCAAGATCTGAGTTCCCTATGAAAATGAAATCTGGATGGTATGCTTACTTGGTAACTAACCAACCAGTATGTGGAGATTATTATATTTATCCCGAACATTTTGCTCATGATTGCAGGGCAATGAAAAAAGGCTACAGAGATATTCATACTGCTTTGAATTCTGGGATAGGACCAGAAGGATATGTAAGAATCTATTATACTGCATACAAAAATGGAATAGCGAAATGACCATAGTAACTAAGAGGGAGCCAGAAAATCCCTGGGATGGAGTAAAACTTATAGTGGGAGTCAAAAGGTATTACACCAAAAATGACAATGCGGTGGACGATACCTATTATCAGGAGGGTGAACCTTTTGAAGTAAAAAACCAGAATGAGTTCACTCAGAAAGTAGAAGCTATCAGGGATAAAAACGTATTCTTGAAAGCTATGGCAGTCCAAGAAAACAGAGAGATATATACTCAAAAGTTTATCACGAAACTATAATCATTCAAACATTTTCAAACACCTTTAATCAATTTAATTATGGCAAAGAAAAAAGCTGCAGCAAAAGAGGTAGAACGTAAGGTTCTTTCTAACGGGGTAATTCTCATCAAATACGATGACGGCTCCTATGCACTCCTGACTCCCATTTCGGCAGAAGATGCCGAGGAAATTTTCGGCGGGGAATCTGAGGATTCTGACGATGAAGATGAAGATGAGGAGGACGAAGAAGACTCTGACGATGACGACGAGGATTCCGAGGAAGATGAGGATGACGATGATTCGGAGGACGAAGAAGACTCTGACGATGACGACGAGGATTCCGAGGAAGATGAGGATGACGAAGTAACCCCAGAAGACCTGGCTGGCATGGACTTCGAAGCTCTCGAAGACCTCTGCGACGACAAGGAACTCGAAACGGATCCCGACGAGTTCGACGAGGAAGATGTTGAGAAACTCCGCAAGGCAGTGGCCAAGGAACTGAACATCACATTGCCCAAGGCAAAGGCCGCTTCCAAGAAGGACACCAAGAAAAAGAAAAAGTAAGGGTCCTTCTGACTATAACCAAATCCAAGGGAGCTTCAGGTAATAATCCAGAACTAACTCCATAGGCAAGGGTAATAAGCCTGGAGTTCCCTTATCAAAGAAACCATCTAATTCAATATAACATGGCAACTAAGAAAAAGGCAGCAGAAGCAAAGGCTGCAAAAGAGGAAACGAAAAAGGGCAGTAAGAAAGAACTTACTGAAGAAGAGAAGAAGGCCAAACGAAAGGCCATGAAAGAGCGACTCAAGAATCGGGCACCTGGTCAGCGACCGAATAGCAAACAGTGCGACATCATCGACCTGGGCGGTGGAAACGTTGCAAAAACTTTCGCTATGAACGTCCGGAAGTACGGAGTTCTCATCACCTCAGTCGTAACCGACAAGGACGGCAAAGTGATTGCCGTCTCGAATACTACCATTCCGGGGGTATCCGTCAAGTCCAAGAAAGAGCACGGCACGCTGGTCCCCAAGGTACCGGGCATGGGCAAGAAAGGGAAAGCAGCCGAAGCCGAGGATGACGAGGAGGATGAAGACGAAGAGGAATAGGTCCTGAGCACATATTCCAACGTACATCAACACTTGAGTCATACAGGGGAGGCCATCCAAAGGTTTAAGGGTGGGCCTCCCCACTTTGTATAGGTATATGCAAGACGATGATAGCATTATATATCTGGCATTATGTAATCAGCTGCAATCATATCAGCTGTTGCTAGAGGAAGAAAAAGATATATCTGAAGAAAATAGAATGATGACAGAATATATTATCTCTAGAACAGAGGAATTGATTGATAAGTATGCCAAGAAAATAGGAAATGACACTACTATTCAAAGGCCTCAATGGGACAATTTAACTCCTCAGTCAAAGGGTTGATATATCGGATTAAAGAACTAACCAAAATGGTTCAAGATATAGATACAAGGTTATCTATGCCTGGACTGTCTATTGGTAAAAGGCAAGCTCTGATCAAAGATAAGACCCTGAAAATAGGTAAGGTAAAATCTTTAGCGAAGCGCATAGAAGATTTGGCCAATGGAAACATTTTAACCATAACTTTTGAAAACAAAGATTCTGGTGAAAGGTACAGAATTGTATACACGAATATCTCTCAGGAGGATGCAGTTGCCCATCTCAAATTGATGGCAAATCTCCAAGGGATGGAAATAATCATCTCAGAGATAAAGGAAGTACAGACCAAAAACTCCCTGACCAAACTATAAACATGCAAAGGTAGTTCAAACTAGTTTTTATTTAATCAACTCAACACAATGGCAAAAGACATCAGCAAGAAAGACCTGGCCGCAAAGAAGGCACGCCGGGCTCAGAAGGAAATGCTGGCCTACATGGAAGAGAATGATCTCGACCCCAAGAAAGATTGGACAGGCCATAAGAAGCATGGAAAGAAAATCCAGGCTTGGATAGACATCATCAACCTTGGGAACAAAAAGGCCAGGGCAGCTACAGAGGAAAAGGCTGCTGAAAAGGCTAAGAAGAATCAGAAGCCTGAAGCCCATCCCAAGAAGGAGAAGGTCACCAGCACTCCCAATGCCTATGACTACCCGACGGTAGACGGCAAGGAAATGACTTCTGATCAGAAGAAGAAGTACCGCCAGAAGATGCGTACTCTCCTGAAGACAATGTCCAAGGATAAGGCCGAGGCAGAGGCCAAGAAGTATGCTGAAGAGCTGGCTTCAGGTGCTCATGCGACGGCTCCTAAGAAAGAGAAGAAGGCCCAGAAAGAAGAGCCGACCAAGGAAAAGAAGGCCGACAAACCTTCGAAAGAAGGCAAGGACAAGAAGAAGAAAAAGAAGGCAAAGAAAGAGGAAGATTAACCCGATAGGCAATCGTTTATGAAACCTCTTTACCCCGAATCTCCATCCAGGTTCGGGGTTCTTTGTTGAACTAGCCAATACAACACCACTGAATTTAATTTGCATATTATAATAATAAGCATTATATTTGCATAACGAAATATTATAAAGGAATGAAAATTAACCGAGGCTGTATCAAACTGAAATTGCAGAGGCGATTATCTGCCCAGGAAATCTGGAATAAGATCATGGATGTGCAGATTCAGGCGCTGGAATCCCTTTTAGAGGATAAAAGTTTAGACAAATGGAAAATTATATTTCCATGCTATGGGACTTCTCTAGAAGCGGTAGAATCTATGGCAAAAGAATACATACATGCCTTTCAAAGAGTTCAGGAAGATACCTTCAACAATAGGTATGAAGATATTGAAAACATGCTGGTAAATGGGTTAAATCAAAGATGGTTTAACACTATAATGAGTACACTCTATATGATGGAAGAGGACTTAATGGAAATGAGTTCTGATTCTGTCTTCACTCTCTGGGATATTTTCTTTACCTGCCAAGCACTTAGGAAAGAAAATAATGTGGTAGCTATGGGCCTTAACAATTTTGAGCTTAAAAGACAGTAACTATGATGGAAACTTTTCACATTATTGATTCATCTCGGATTAAAAAAGTAGTATTCTATGATAACAGAGATGTAATCATTACGTTCAAGGGAGAAAAAATATACAGGTATAATTCTTTGTCAGAGTTCGACTTCAGGATGTTCAAAGAGGATATTCAAAATGGAGAATCAGTAGGTGAATCATTCGAAAAGATAATCCGGAATAAGTATGCCGGAAAAAGATTATGAAAAGATATTACACTTCAGACGGAGAACCAGATGAGGCTAAAACCCTTTGGGAAGCTGCAAAGAAGATGATAATAGGAGTATCAGCTTTCTGCGTAGTCTGCATGTTGTGGGATGCTAAAACAGTACCCAATACTCCTGATACTACTACACATTGGAAAAATTGGGACGGGTCAAGACATTTATCAGAGGTAAAGAGCTACGATTACTCAAACGGTATTATTCATTATAGAGATGAATATACTGGAGACAAGCCCAGGGAGTTAAAACTTCACGGGTCTTCTGGCAGCCATGGTTCTGGAATAACTCTGCAAGTATCCGGAGCATCAGTCCATTTGGATATGGATGTAGAAGAATTACTGGACCAGTTAACCGAGGATGCGGACTTCTACGAATACTTTGAAAGAAACATGGATTGATATGGCAGGGATAGTAAGGTTCAAAGTGAATAAATACGTTCACGGGCGTATGAGTAAGTATGTATTTGACTTTAAGCCTAAAGCTCAGATTATATTCGAGGGAGAACGTATTGGTCATATAATAGATAGGGAAGTATATTTTTACATAACGGTAAGACATGTAGATGGAGAACCAGAATGTTTGAAATGTATTAACTATACTCCGGAATTATGGAATACCTTTAGTACTCATCAGGAGGCAAAGGATGTAGTAATAAAACAAGCAGAGTCAATATGGAAAACTCTGGACATATATCATAGACTTAAAAACGTTCAACCAACCTACGGATTATGGGAAAAGAAGTAAAGCAAACAAACAGCTGGGTATGGAAGAAAGTATTGGGTATGACTATCCTTGGATGGATAAATATCCTGATACTGCAATGGTTATTTATCAGGTTGTCATATCATTGGGTATATTTGGACGACCCCGAAAAAGATGAAGAAGCTAAAGCTAGAATATATTTATTTTGGGATAATGAGAAAAATCAGTTTGTTGTAAAAACTTTCTACTACTATGCCATTATAGGGTGTATTTTACCTCTAACTGGGTGGTGGGGAGACTATGTAATGCCGTTCAAATTCAAATGCCGTTTAACCAAAGTAAGGGAGTACTTTGAATAATTTTTAGAGTATGAGCACTGTAGAGTTTAAGGCTGCATGTGTAGCACATCGCAAATGTTGTCCATATAAAGCCACTGGTATGACTAAATGCGGGGCCAACGAGAATCTTACACCAGATGGCAAATGTTCTATTAAGGATTGCCACTACATGACCTCGTTCAAAAAGATACTCAAAAAATTATCCGAGAAATGAAGCCTGTAAGAGTATCAACTATAGAGGAAATCAAAGATAGGCTTATGGACCCTGATGCTGTAGTGGAAAAAGCCATTGAAGAAAGTAGTGGGTACAAGTGGGCACCAGATATATCCATACATTACTTTAGCCAATACCGTAAACGAACCTCTAAAGAATTTAGAAAATAATTTGCAGGGATTAATATTTATATCTATATTTGCATAAACAATAAAAGGGAAAAGCCACAAGAGGTTAACACACTAGAAGCCAAGAACACAACCTCAAAGAAAATGATAAAAATATTTGCATATATAGAAAAGTTCTTCTATATTTGCATTAGGAAATAAGAAATAAAAAGAACTTTTTAATTTAATGTCAAACTTTTAACATTGTAAGCCATGAAAAAGAACAAGAACAACAAGGCTCAGAAACTGGAAAAGACTAATCTGGTCGAAGGCATCAACACTCTAATCGAGGAGAAGGCCGAAAAGGTGGAGAAATCCAAGAAAGCTCTGAAGAAGGGCGAAGAAGAAACAACGGCACAGGTAGCCGAAGAAAAGAAAAAGAAGAAATCCAAGAAGGACAAACTCGTCGCAAAAGCCCAGAAGAAGGTAGAAGCTAACCTCGTAGAGGAGGTGGTAACAAAAAGGGAGGTCAAGTACATCTACCCCGCCGACTGCGAGGACACTCTTTCCAGGAAGAAGTTCCGACAGCAGGTCCGAAACAAGATTCATCAGCTGGAGCTGGCCATGCTCCGAATCGAGAATCAGGATTCGAAAGAGTTCAAGAAGGCCAAGAAAGAATACCTGGAATACAAGAACCAATTCGTCAAAGAATCAGTTGCAATCTAATCTTTCATAGTAGGAGAGGGGTACAGGGCTAAGGCTCTGTCCCCTTAGTATAATCACCTTTAACGATATGAAAGATTATGGTTGTTGGCTTACCAGATAAAGCAATTCAGAAAGTAGATAAAGAATTGCTAGAATTACATAAAGAAGTTCTTAAGTCATATCTAACGCAACGGAATCTTAAGCACAAGTACCAGAAGAAATTCTTTAGAATATACGATTATTACATTTCGGAGGGGAATATAAGAAGATTCTTCTTTCGTCCTGCTAAGCTATTCGTATATGCTTTAGTGACTGACCGATTGGATGACATAGAAGACTATGTACCCTTAAAAGATAAGCATCATGTTTCCCGAAAGAGTAAAAAGCGTAACGCTTGATAAGTCTAAAATAACCTATTACCTTCAATCTCAGGAAGGGGTACGATCCCAAGAAGAATACCCTATTAATCCCGAATTATATCAGGTAGAGGACTTGGCATTCGATTGCGGAATAAGGTCAAATCAGTATATCCCTGATTATGCCATAAAAGGGTATTTTAAGGTAGATGAAAATATGTTGCATCCTGTATTCATCGAGAATACTAATGGGCCTCACTTATTATATATTTCGGGAATGCCTAGAAATATTCCGATAGATGAAAGGAATAAGTTTAGGTTCCCTAACCCAGTTTGGTTATCATATTGGGAAGATAGGTATATAGGCTACCTTTTCCAAGTAGTAACTAGAGAATCAGCATTAAAACACTTAATAAATCAATAACTTATAAACAACGAGACACTATGAAAACTGCAGAGTATGTAAAACAGTTCAAATTGGATAAACCCGATTACAACTTTAATCGGGAAAAATTTATGGAGGCATTCGGCCAGGAATTTAAGGACCGAATTGAGGCCATGATTACGGCATGCAAAAAAATGCAGGTGCAATTCACCTATGAAAAATTCTTGCATGCCATCAAAGAACAGCAGGATAAGTTTTGGCAAATTTCCAAGAAAAAGATAGGTGAGCCTTTATCCGATGGATTATTCTCAGCATTCTTTGCCCTTCATGTAATACCTCTCAGGGCAAATTTATTCCCTAATATTCATGAGGAAATAGAAGAGAGGCGTAAAAAGGCCCAGGAAAGAGAAGCTAAACTTAGGGCAGAGGAAGAAGAGAGGCAAAAAGAAGCTAAGGAGAAAGAAAAGAGAATGAGGCCAATATTGGAGGCCGTAGTTGCCTACGGAGTTGCCCAAAATTTGGCCAAGGAGGGCAAGGTAAAGGCTACTAAAGCAAATGGAAAGAAGTAAATCCTAATAATACAAGACTCTAAAGTTACTAAGATTTGATGAGGACATTTTTAACCTTGGCTACTATGGTAGAAGAAAATATCCTGTCTACCTACAAGGAGAAGGGCGAAGAAGAGGTAAATTTGGGGTTTGAATATAAACCTAATTCGGTTACTATAGAGTTAATCTATCCCAAACATGTAGATCAGCTGTTTTTAGGACTTTTATCACTGAGTAACCAGCTTAAGTTCGAAAAACATATCACTGAATTCAAGCTGTCAATAAGCTCATCGAAATTGAAGGTAAGCCTATTCCAGTGATCCAGCAACCTGACTATCAAAGAGTTAATTCAAAAAGGCCCTTGCCATAATAGGGCCTTTTTATTTATTTTCATGGGGATTAACTATTAGATACCAAAATCAACCATTATGAAAGAATCAAAGATAGTTCCACGATTCCCAAGGGGGTTAGGGATAACCCAGTTAGCATTACAAGCTAATGCTGGAGATAATGAAGCTCTTAAGAATCTGACCAAGTTCATTATTCATACCTGGATAGTAAACAATGGGAGATTGTGGGCAAGGGTTTATTCAGTAAATGAGCTCTCAGATTTTCTAAAATGTGAACCGTCAATTATCCAGATGCAGATGAAACAAACGTTTCTAGATAACGGCTTATTTGATCGTAATAAGATGGATGAAATTGCTGATTCTCTGATGGGGGCTTGCATAGGCTGGGCACTTGAGGACCGTATGGAAATAAGTCAACAGGTTCAAATACTTCGGGATTCTCAAGGTGGAAGATATGCTCCATTTATAACTGCAGAAGTCAATAAAGCCATAGGATTAAAGCAACAATCTACAACTTCTCTTCAGAGTTTGGTACGGGCAGTATCTGGTGGCGGTACTGTAAATATATTCAACCAACAGAACAATCAATTCAACAATACGGGTGAGTCTGAACCAGTACTAACCCGTGATATAGCCATGTCTATGATTCAAAAAGAGCTTGCTGACAAGGGTGGTATAAAAGAGTTAGAATATGTAGAAAATCAGTATGACTTCAAAGAATTACCAGTTGTTGTTGCAACAAAACAAGAGGGCAATAGAGGAGATAAAGAGGGCTTAACTCTCAAAAAGGCCGAATTGGATAGCGTAACAGGAGACTACCATGGTGCCTTAAAAGCTTTTGAAGAAGACCATCACCAAATCAGACGAGAAATCGAAGAGGGAATAGACTACGAAGAAATAGACCCAGAACTCGAAGATAACCTTTGATTTTTATTTGCAAAATTAGATTAAATTTCTTATATTTGTATAAAGATAAAAATAAAGGTTATGGACTTAATAATTAAAGCTCGGAATGTTACAGTTACATTAACTGTACAGGGTTTTCTCAAAGTAGTATCAGCTAATGAGGAGGAGATAAGATTCTATATTTCAGGAGAGGATAATATCAGGGAAGCTTCTAAACAACTGTCCGACCACAATATCTGGCATAACCCATACCCTCATTACTTGGGTATACCCTTTACAGCGGGGAGTTTAGAGCCTGGATACAAAGCAGAAGTTCAATTCAATCTATAACACAAACACCTACTATGAAAGAAATTCTAAATGCTAATCAAGTGGTAGCCAGAGTCAATCAACTTATCAATAATGGTAAGAAAATTAAGGTATTTGGCTTACCTTACCCACCTTATAAGGAAGACATTGTCTTTACCGATGAAAAAGTCAATCGACAGGGTTGGCTATGTACAAACAGTAAAGTAACCCTATCAGTATCAGCTTGTGCAAGTAAGATAAAGATACATACTATCACAGGCTGGTGCAATCTCTTCAAATACATAGAGAACGGTAAATGGGTAGATACCCTATCAGAAGACGAAGGCTATGTTGGGATGTATATACAAGATGATATATGTCCGGGTATGCTACTCGGAGTAACTTGTCAAAAATTCATGGCCAATATCGGAATGATCATCAATGTAGAGGATGATGAAGAGAACAACGTGAGATCAATAACCATTGTGGGAGAAAACTTTTCCGAGAAAATCTACCACTTTTCTCTTAAAGAAGCTACTAACTACTTTGTATTTGATAAAGTAATGTAACATTAACTTTTATAACTATGCACGTTAATCAAAAGATAGGCCTTTTAGTAAGGGCAAGCAGACTTTACTGCCATAACATGTATCGGGAGTACGATCCGAAATATTACCCCACTATCAAGAATGTAGTACTCAACTTTACTAATAAGCTGTTTGGTACAAAACGAATTGAGAGCAGGGTAAAGATAGATATCATAAGCTTATTTGAGGGTGATATCGAAAATAGACCGATGTGGAAAGTATATTCCGGTATACGTATCCACGTAGAGTTCCCAGATACTTCAGCCCTGGAATACGAGCTGTTCAAACATCCCCTCATACCAGAGGGGGATATCTATTACAAACCGGTTCCCATACCAGCTAAGGCTTAATAAATAAAGAACCATTAGACCTCTTTTCTAGAGGTCTTTTTTGTTTTACTAATAAAACTAGACCTAAATAGGAGATAAAGTTTCTAGAATCATTGCTTACTCCCCGATGCCGAGAAGTTTTATTTGCATATTAAAAATATTATTCTTATATTTGTATAAAGAAAAAGAAATAATAAACCCTAAAATAATTAAGGTATGGAAAAGAAAACAATTAAGGACCTGAAAAGGGGAGAGTACTTTACCCTTAGTTCAATCGAAGAGCCCAAGGAATCTCAGGTATGGGTCCGAGGAGAATACATACCCGAAGCAAAAGCCTACAGTACCTATAAATGGGCAGATACCAATCATGAAGTACTCCGTAAAGGTAACAAGGAAGTTTACATTGATTTCACCTTCTAACCATCAAAAATATGTCACAGAAAAGATATAAACTGATTATCTGGTTCTACTTAAAGAATCACCATTAATACAAAACTATCCATGCAGCTCATGACATGGAAGTGGAACTCACTCGAAAGGTTGATATAGCCAAATGGGTAGACGAAACCGATGAGAGTATTGCTAAGGCATACTTAATTGACCGGGTAAAAGATACCCGGGAAACAATAATAAAAAGAACTATCGACCTAACGATATACTAAAACTTTAATCACATGAGATATAACAGTACTTACACCGTCGAAGACCTGATAGGAACTTTATCAGAAATGGACCCTCAGGCACCAGTAATGGTCGCAGTTCAGCCTATATGGCCTTTTGAACATACTATCACCGGGGTAGTAATCGATTGCAACGGTATAGTATACCTTGCATCCAAACAACATGGATATTTACCTCAGGAGGCTAAAGATGCCTTCGAAAACTATGGTATACCATTCTCGGACCTATGATTTTTATTTGCAAATATAAATTTAATTCATTATATTTGTAATAAGAAAAGGATAAAACCCTAATATTATGAAAGATTATAAAAAGGTTATGCTTACTGGTCTCAAGGAGTCCTACAAGTTAGGGAAGATTTATGAGGAAGAGGTTGATTGCATCAAGGAAGCAATCCAAGACACCTACCTTGGAATGGTAGAAGAGTTAGATTCCCGACTGGGGTTGGAACTCTACGATTATAAAGTAGAGATTAAATATGACCAGGACCGGATTCCTCAGTCATATAAGCATACACTCCTGGTCAAGTTCAATGAAATGGAGGGAGCAGTCAAAATGAGTTTCCGAGGAGCAATGACTCAAATAAAGGAGATTCTCTCCACTGGGGATGATGAAGTAATGGTAGGGAGCTGCAACCTGGGATTAATAATAACCATCAGAGCATGAGTTCAATCAACAAAATATGTAGAGAATACAACTGGGTATGCAAGCATATCAAAGGACCTCTCTACAGGATAAAGATGCAGGAGCTGTATGCCGAAGTAAATAAAGCAATGAAAGACTCTGATTTAACTCCTGAACAAAAGCTAAAGTTAATAGGTATCAGAGATATCATAAAATCAAAGTTATGAAAATGTTTGAATTGGTTCCGTATATACTGGCATTAAACTCGGAAGCAGAAATAATGCTGATAGAAGACTTAGAACCCGGTCCAGATGGACTTCCCAAGATGTCTAAAGTATTTCCCACAATGATGGTCAATCACCAGACAGGAAAGAAGATGCTCACCCTTATCAAAGAGGATCATCTGGATGAATTCAAGTCGAAAATCCAATTTATATCAGCACAGGATGATCAACCAAAAAATAAAATCTCATGAAAACTCAAGACAAAAACTCAGAAGGCAGTACTCTAATCATATTCATGTGGTTAGCTATTGCCATTGTTCTGATTGTAGTTATTATGGCAGTAATCGAGAATAAAAACCAGGTAAAAGAGCCACCGGCTAAACCCTGGATAAATCCCGATGGGAGCTTACCTTATGAAACAGTTAAGGCTTTAGCTCCAGATTATATAGACAGTCTCGAAAGGGCTGGAGAGATTGAGAGATGGTTAAAGGAGCATCCTCAACAAAATGTCCACATTCGCATCACTATCGAAGACGAACGCTGGTAAAGTCCTTCAATATTTATTTGCATAATTACAAAATATTTGCTATATTTGTATATAGGAAATAAGATAATAATTAATTAAATAAATTAAGGCCATGAAAAAACAACCAGACAATTACTTATACCTCCTGAAGAAAGTTCACGGATGGTGCAAAAGACAAGGCATGACAGACCCCGAAATGTATTTCCAATGCACATTCAGGGAATTTCTCCGGAGATATGATATGCTCCTCACTAAGATTGAAACCAGGAACAATCAATATGGAGGTCATCATACATTCACTTTCACACCAGCTCCTGGTACCGAAATATTCGGAGGTTCAAAGGGAGACCTGGAAGCAGTATTCGACCTATACGTTTCTTCCTTGGATTATTTCCAATATGAGGATATAACAGTAATCCGCAATCACGGAGGTATCATTTCTATCCGCTGCTACTACCCAATCTAGTAACTTAAAGATAACTGGATATGAAAACACTTAAGTTATTACTGCAAGCATTACTGGAATGGATAATCCTGGTAGCTGTAATACTGATAGTTTCTTGGGTAATCATCCAAATAAAATACTAATCATGAAACCGAGTATCACATTCAACACCCAAGATTATCCCATTGAATGGGTTATATTTCCCACCATAACCATAAATATACCTTATAGGTATCTTAACTTACATTTCTTTAAGTGGTACATAGAAATTGACTGGTAAATTCACCAGCTAAAGCTTAAAAATCAAATAATCTTATACAGGCCATAAACTATGAAAGACTCGGAGATGAACTCTAATTCAACTAATATCTGCATAAAATGTCAGAGACCGCGAGAAGAGGGGGGAGGATGCTATACCTTCTGTAATGGAAAGAACTTCCTACCAATCCCAGAAGAAAATCCAAAACATCCAGGATGTCGTAGGAGAAAACTGGGCAGATGATACTTATTACTTATAATCACCTATACTATGAAATGCACTGAATCCAGAGAATTAAGAGATCTCTCAATGAATCAACTCAATGCAAAGTTATCCGAACTCTACAAAGAACTACCATCCCGTAAATGGGCATTCCAAAGAAAATACAGACAACATATCCTTAACCTAATCAACCAAATCAAACACGAACAAACCCTAAGACGCAAAGGATTAAGGACATAAGGAATCTGGATAAAAATCCCTAAAACAATAACCACTATGAAAATCAAAGTCACAGCCCTATCAAATTCTACTCCCAAGGAATGGGTACTACTTCCAGCCATAGTAATCACATCCCAAAGCCCATTCTACATCATCATCTCCTGGCTGAGGTGGTATATAGAATTCGACTTCTTCCCAACCTACAAATCCAAATAACCATGAATAAAGAAAAACCATTAAGGTATCAAAGGATAGGGCAATCATCATAGCCTCCAACCATAACAACATCCCAATTGAAAAGGCTAAGGAATATACAGATTCCGAACTAAGGGAAGTATTAAGGCATCTAAACCTGAAACCAGGATTCTAATACCCAAACCCAACCCCCAAACAAAGAAAAAAATCCTAAATATCAATACAATCCTAAATATATACATCCATATATAAGGGCTTATATAAATACATATACTTATAATCATCAATCATATAAGGCTTTTAAGGTTGGCTTTTATTTTAGAGGCCTTTTATTTGTGTGTTCAGATAGGGCAAAAGTTAACAAGCAGTCGGTGATACGGATTCTGACTCCGAAAAAGACCTGAGGCCATAAAATCCGATTGGGAAAAATTTTAGGGTAGGGCAAAAATGGGCCTTCACTGTGTACCCTAAGAGCTTCAGAGCTATCTTGGTTACTATACGTATTAGCTAAGTCGACTTAGGGCCCTAAGACCCAAAGAGAGCCTTAAAGGCAGCCTTTAAGGTACCCTAAATCCCCTCCTAATCAAGTCTATATTATATATAATCGTAAGTCTTTTAAGGTAAGGTTAAGGCCCATAGCTAAGGCCTTTTCGATAAAGAGACTTATAGCCTCTCTACAGGTCTATATCTGAGAATAGATGAATAACTTCATTGGTACACTTAGGTGCCTTTAAGGGCCTTAATCCCAATCCCTAAAGAATACAATCTATATTATATATATATATATGCGAGTATTTTAGGGGATTTTGGAACAGGTGTCTAAAATCGATATGCCAGGAATAGAGTATTGGAGATTTGATTTCTCAAGTTAAGGCTTAGTTAGGGCACATTTAAGGTACCTTTTAAGGCCTTTTATGGTAGGTTAAGGTACCTTAATATAGCCTTTATATTATATAAGGATTAGCTTTTAGTGGCCTTTAGGATTAAGGGCCCAAGGCCTAATGAGGGCCCAGAATATTTATTTGCATATATTATATATTATTCTTATATTTGTATAAAGAAAAGAAATAATAAACCCCAAAACATTTAAGGCCATGCTTAATTCTAAAGATTTTACCACTGCCCTGGAAATTATCTCCAAACATCATTCAACCGAATTGGCAATCAATACTCCCAAGAATAACTTCGTGGGAAATATGGGCCAATCGGAATTCAGGTTGCATATTAAGAAATGTGTACCCTCGGTAGTTAATAATTTGATTAAGGCAGGTTATATCCTGAATATGGGTCCGGAAGGTTTGGAGGTAGATAAGATTTAACCTTCATTTGCTTTCATATCTTTTCTGTAAGGCCTGCCAACTCAGGCCTTTTTCATTTATGAGATTATAAGGCCTACTGGTGATTGTAAAGAGTACCTTTTGGTGCCATATATGGCTTAAGGTACCTCCAGAAGGCCTTAAATATTTATTTGCTTATATTATATAATTATATTATATTTGCACAAAGAAAAATAAATAATAAGCCATTAAAAAGTAAAAACCATGAAAACCATTACCATTAACCTTTACTCAGTTACCGGGCAACATCTTATCCCAATGCTCCAACTTGGATGTCACCAATCCCTAGAACTGGGGTTTATGGAAACCGACGAAGGGGATTTATACCCCATCACTCTTAAGATTTACTTATACTGGGGCAATCCTAAATCCGAGGATATTATCAGAAATTACATTAGAAACCGTCTTATCCCCTCCCTCAAGGAAGTAATCTGGAGAACTAACGGGGATGACTCCTATTATGACTATACTCCTGATTATACCCAACAGGTATACCAATTCCTATACCTTACCCATGAGGCAAAACTACTTCCTACCAAGGAATTTCTCCAAATCCAAAGAGAAATCAAAAATGAACTGGATAACCTCTATGGAGAAGATCCCTCTAGTTATCCTAAATATAACCCAGATGAATACAGGGAATTTGCTCACCTCTGCTCATTGAAGATCACCGAGGAATAATCCTTCAAAATTCCCTCTAAGGCCTACCAACCAGGTAGGCCTTTTATTGTGACCATATGAGGCTGTTCATTTGGCTTGTAGTGGCCTTAATTCCCTATATCGCTTTTAGTGGCTTGGCTTATAGCCTTTTATATTATAGGCTAAGGTACCTTAAAAGTACCCAACCAGGCCATTATATATTATATAATATAGGGGGAATGAATGCAATGAAAGGTGTATCCTAATGCAAGCAGGGGCATATCATAGAAACTTAAGACTTACGGAATATAAGTTTACTTGTTTATAAAACTAAGAACTTCTAGATTATATAAGGTAGGGTACCCAATCCTAAGCCAACCCTGGGAACTTCGGTTGAAAAGAAAGGCAATGCAGGGTAGGAGCTAAGGCCTTATTTCATTTCAGACATATAGGACCTAACCCAGGAGCTAAGACCATTTTAAGAACCGAACATTAAGACCGTCTATCAGAACCTTCTTTCTGGTGCCCTGATGGTGCCAAGAAGGCCCACAAAGCAATTCCCATGCCAGGAATGTCCAGAAATAGCTCCCAGAAAGTTTTATGAAAATAAATGCTCCCGGGGCCACCAATTACAAATATTTGTTGTATCTTTGTAATACAGAAAAGAACTAATAAAAGTTAAACCAATTAAAAATTTTACTATTATGAAAGCAAATGAAATTTTAGCAATCGGCAACGAAATTTTTTCGACCAACGAAAGAAAAAGTATCTACAAAAAAGAAATTTTTGTAGAGTGCAAAACCGACAAAGAAAAAAAGAATTTGCGAATGAAGTTGCGTAAAAAATTAGATGCATTCATCGCTGAATTTATTGCAAGCAACAAAAATACTGAAAAAAGGAAAGCACTGAAAAAGGCTTGGCAAGAATATGCAAAGCAAGTATATATAAATGTAAATTGTATTGTAGATGCCAATGCCAATACAGAAAAAAGGGACACAATCAAAAATTTTCTACTTGCAATGAATGAAAAAGAAAGCAAGTAAATAAAATCGAATAGGGGACAAAATTTGTCCCCTATTTTTAATAATTTTAATTTTGCGATAGGGCCACCGTGGTCCCGTTTTACTGCCAGATGTTTTTGAAGACCTCGTGATAAGACTCTTTAAGGTACCAAAACCTTTTTACTGCCAGCTACCAAAGAAACCTCACCTTAAGCTCTTCCTGAAAGGCACCTACCGAATGGGCACATAATCACATCCCCCCTCTCCCTACACAAAATGAAGAACCCATCTAAAGGCTCTTCACAAAATTTTTCCAGGATATTTTTAAGGCTCCTATTATAAGGCCTATGATTTAGCTTTATATATACCTATCAGTTTATCAAATGCCTTAATCCTTACTTCACTATCCCACTTTCTCCACCAATATATTTCTCGAATTGTCAACTTATGGTTTTGAACTTCCATATAAGCTTCAGTATTTTTATCCCCACCCAAAAACTCAAAGTTAAATTCAGGGATAAGTATAAAAGGCCATTCAGGATTATACAATAGTTTACTATCAAGTATCTCTAACTCATGTCCAATATCCTGTAGAATACAAATCAAAGACTTCTCTAATTCAGGTTCCCTGATTATAGCCATTTTGAATGCCTTGCACATTCCACAATCAAAAATACTATTCACATAAATATCCTTAGCTTTGATTATCCAATCCAAGATAATCCTATTCTTCTCTTTCTGTTCCATGGTTAATCTACGATTTGAATTGGAGGGTTCTTTTCCCATGATTCACTGACCGGGTCCTTATAATATGGGTTGATGAATATCTTTCCACATTGGCTGCACCTGGTTATATAAGGCTTGGTTTAAGGCTATACCATTAATATTACCAATGATTTTAGGCATAAGGAATTATAATTATTGTAAGAGTTAATACCAGTATGCAAATTATTCCTAATATAAAAACTTCACCTATTATTTTGAATAAATTACTAGAACGTTTCTGCAATAACCAAAGAACCTCACCTATTATTCCCAATGTAAGTGTGAATCCTATAATAAATGCAAGGACATAAATCAAAATGTTTAACATAAGTTAGGGGGTTTTGAAAATATAGATTGGGGTATAATCGTTTCGGTATCTGGCTCTGGCTTACAATGAAAAGGGACTCAATAATTGAGTCCCTTTGTCTACTTATTATCCGATTCTTTAACCTTAGCCTTCTGCTTGAAGTAAAACTTGGTTTCTACGAATAGATAAGGATATTCTTTATTCTCAGGGTCATATACTAAGGTATAATCAACCCCTCTAACATTTGCCTTCATATAGTGAAACTTTCTCCAAGCTTCATCATTTAGATTCTTAATTATTTGTTCAAATGAACGTACTAGACCAATTCTTTTCCTTAGGTACTTCTTTGTTCTACCTACTTCTTGATAAAACATTTCTTCTACTACTCCACCTGCAGCATAGAACTGACCAGGAGTATAAACTTTTACTGACATATAATTATTATTATTAAGGTTCCCAAATATCAAAGTGTTGACCAGGTGGTGTAGTTATCCTTAATGAGTAATGCTCCCTTATTACCCTCAATTTAGTAAATACCAAGTCGTGTTTATGGTATACACGTTTCTCTAGAGAGGATATCTCACTTTCAATGTGACCTTTTAATTGACCACTGAACTTCTGAGGAAAACTCACTAAATTCTTTATCTTTCCAGAGAGGATATCTCTTAAAAGAGAAGGAATACTGCCATCTATAATTACTTTCTCTATGTAAGCATCCCAAACAGGTATTGATTGCTTTTCTTCATCACTGACCATCTTCAGTATTATCTCGGTATCATTTATTTCGGTTACCATTCTTAAATAATATTTTGAAAGTTAGTGTGAATAATCCGATAATTACAGCTGGGCTTACTACCCATATAAGGAATAAAACTCCATACCTTACTGGATTTGAAGCTTTCTTGAGAGGGGTTTCTTCGATTACACTACGAATGAATAGGCAAAAGAAGAACCCAAGAATGTAAAAACTTAAAATAGTATAACCCAACCAAGTAGGAGCAGGGCTAGTGAACATTAGGATATCAGACATGATATGACTATTATGAGGGTGATACAGACTATGAGTGTTCTAAATGCTTCTTTCTTACCATTGGCCCAAGATTCATTACCTTCATACTCTTTATTCACTCCTTTTAGAGCTTTCCAAGTTAGTCCCCCACAATAAGCAGAGTAACCGATAACTCTGATTGTAAACCAATGTATCAAGAAACGTATCATTTTTTCTCCAGTTTTTCGATAATACGGCTTATTTTGGCAGCTGCATATCTGATTAGGTCAGGATTTTCTATCCCTTTCTTATTGATAGAGGCCAATTTCTCAATATCTCGGTTCAAATTTCTCTGTGCTACCATAGTTTTGTATTTTTCTTCGTTGAAAACCTCGATTTGATACTTAGAATTGAGAGGATTGAGGTCTCTATCTGTCTTAATACCATTCTCAAGAGTGTAAATTCCCTTTTTCCTCTCCTTAATAGCCGTCTTTTCAAAGAAGGCAGGACCTGTTACCAGTAATAAATCACCAACTTTCATATAGTTTTGATATTAAATTTGCATATTAAAGTAGTCTTTGCAAGACCTTCCGGTATATATTATAAAATTCTATTTTCAATGAATGTCTTAGGTATCTGTGGAGCCCAAGGAGCACTTCTTTTTGAGTTTAAGGAACATCTTATAGCCAATGTAGAGCCAAGAGCAGTATTTCATTCCAAAAAAGAAGAGCAATGGAAGCTCAATTTTGAAGATATACCATTTGTAAGGTCACTGGAAGAGGTAAAAACTTCCAAAATAGACCTAATACTCGGCTCTCCATCATGTGGGCATAGCTCGGTATTCTCATATTCCAGGAAAAAATCCCTGGGCAAACCCCGGGAAGATGTTACTCTTAATCTGTATCTTTCTAGTGTTAAGAAGTTCAAACCGGCAATATTTATGCTTGAGAACCTCCCAAAACTTCTGGATCTTATCCCTATCGGGGAATGGGAACATAATTTACCCGATTACAAACTTATAGTGCACTGTCATCCTGTTACGGTATTTGGTAATTCTCAACAAAGTAGGAAACGTTTGGTGTTAATAGGAGTCAGAAAAGACTCCAAGATCAATCCTCAGATCTTTGATCATACTTTTAGAGTTACTAAACCCAAAAATCTGTGTCAACTGAAGAAAGGAGTAAGGAGAGACATAAACTATAGAGAAGCTGACGATAAAAAATTGGCCATGTATCATTATGCAGATAAGTCAAAAACTACTTTGACAGTAGCTCAAGTGAGAAAGCTATGGAAAACTGAGTTCAAAAATGATTACAAATGGCCCATGAGAACTCAAAAGATGAAGACTCTTCCTGGAGTATATCGAAATAAGAAAAAGAGCTACCCATTAACCGTAAGACCTTCATCAAGGCAATTTAATCCCCACGGTAGAATAATGGGACTTGATGAATATAGGGTGATTATGGGTTTTCCCAAATCATTCAAGGTATATTTTGACAATGCTAATCCGACTTATTGGTTGAATAAAGGGAGAAATACCCTAACTAAGGGTGCCGTATATGAGAATTCATTGTGGTTAAAGTCCTGTTTACAAAAGGCTGGTCTAATATCAAAATGAATATCCCATATCGCGTACGTATATGCGCAGTTATTGAGTATTTTTCTTTAGAAAAATACGAAAATAACCTCCAGCTTGCTGGAGTACTTAGCTTTTAAGTATTAGCTTTAAGATTTACTTTCTTTAACCCCCCTATAATCCCCCCTAATTGTTTTCATAAACCCTGAACCATGAAAAATGTAATCCTAACCTCGGCCTTCATATTTATGGCCTTAACAATATTCTGGTTATGGAACCGAAATTCTGAATTAAGTCAGGACCTTAAAAATTCTTCTCATCTGGTTGATACTGTTGTTGTTAATACTCCATTTGTACCCAAAGTTGAATTCCCTAAGATTCAATTACCCCGAATGGTGTTCCTATATCGGGTTGATTCTGTTCCCATTGAACGAATAGAATATGTTGATAGAGTGGTCACTATCATTCAGAAAGATTCAACTAAAATTGAATACAATGAATTGTTCTTGACCAATTATCCCCAAGCTCCTAAGTTGTTGCAAATACTATCTGGTGGTGATAAGCTATCTATCACTACATTTAATACCGATTGTAAGCTTATTACTGAGGAGTATTCGGTAAACTATTCTCGTTATCAATACAACTACCTGGATAGTAAATTAACTTACAAGAAAACATCCTTCCTAAAAAGATTTAATCCAGTAGTTCAGTATACCCTACGACCAGTACATAACTTCCATGATTTGGATTTAGGCTTGAAATACAATACCAGTAAATTTAATTATGAAGCCGGGTTGAATATCAACTATTATCCTAAACTTCGGGATAATTTAGGTCTCGACCCGTACCTAAGAATTTCATACAATTTCTGACATGGCAAGAAAGAAGACATTAGTTGAAGATGCTAGTATTACACCTGAACAGCTTAAAACTCTGGTTCGGGTGATGAAAGACCCGTTCTTCTTTTCTACTTTCTGCTACGTGATAAACCCAGTGTTGGGCATGGTAAAGTTCTTGCTCTACCCTTTTCAGAAGGCAGTGCTATACCAATTCATGCTCAACAGGTTCAATATCATCCTAAAGTTTCGTCAGGCTGGTATTACTGAGCTAATCTCTCTCTACTGTCTTTGGTTAGCAATGTATCACCCTAACAAGAAGATAAATATTATCTCAATCAAGGACACCGTAGCAAAGAAGGTACTAAAGAAGATTAAGTTCATGTACAAGAATCTACCCTCATATCTGCAAGAGCCAATTACTAATGGTCGTGCAGGAGAGTTTGGTTCTGTATCAACTATAGAGTTTGCAAATGGTTCTGTAATAGAATCTATTCCAACCTCTGACCAAGCTGGTCGTTCTGAATCTTTGTCGTTGTTAGTGATTGATGAGGCAGCAATCGTAAGGTGGGCTTCAACCATCTGGGCATCAGCTTTCCCTACCCTGTCAACTGGTGGTGCTGCTATTGTTAACTCATGTATTACTGGTGATACTCAAATTATAGGTAAAGATGGGCCATTCAGAGTAGATTCTATTTGTCCCAAAACTTTTGGTAAGATGGATATATCACATCTTGGACTGAGAGTATTATCACATACTGGAAAGTGGCAGAGAGTACTTGGTTCTGTAAATAAGGGTGTACTGAAAACTTGGGAAGTTCACAATGAGCAAGGTAGGGTTATTAAATGTACTCCAAAACATAAGTTGTATACTCTTGAAGGTTGGTTACCTGTTTCAGAGATAATCAAACTAGATATACCCGCTATCTTCTATCATACTGGTATAAGTGGTCTGGAGCAGAATCAAGTAACCGTAAAACCCAAGAAAGAGATATGCAAACCCATACCTGGTTATCCAAACTATGAAGTCTCCAACTGGGGAAGAATCTTTATAGTGAAGAATGGAACCAGGATAGAGAAGTTACCAAGACCTTGCTCTGGTAGAGAACAATATCTTAGCATTCAGCTTTGGAATAAGGGTCAAAAGAAAAAGATATGTGTCCACAATCTGGTGGCTAAAGTATTCTTAGGAGAAATTCCAGAAGGATATGTAGTTGACCACATTAACAACAATCCTTCAGACAACTATGTAACCAATCTCCAGATAGTTACAGTAGCTGAGAACGGTAAAAAAGCTGCAAAACATTCTTATGGAATGAAGCTTGGGTCTAAATTGAAAGGAGGATTCAACTATGACTTAAGAGTAGTAGCTTACATAAGGTATCGTTATCAAGAGCTTGGTTACTACTATGGAGTTTTGGAGAAGATATCTCAGGAGGTTGAAGATAGATTCGGGGTTAAATTGAATAAACCCTATATTCAACGAATTGTATCTGGTAAACGGGGTACTAGTATCTATCTTTCTAAACTGAAAGTAGTTAGAAAGTATTACGATACCATTTACGACATTTGCGTTGAAAATGATGAATCTTATCTCATAAACGAAGACTACGTGTCTCATAACACGCCTTACGGCGTAGGGAACTTCTTTCACGGTACTTGGGTAGATGCTATATCTGGAGGCAACCCATTCAATCCGATCAGATTGTATTGGCAGATGCACCCAGACCGGGATGAGAAGTGGTATGAAGAGATGTCTGCTGCTCTTGGACCCAAGAGAACTGCTCAGGAGATAGATGGTGACTTCTTATCATCTGGTAATACAGTATTCGACTTAGCTGATATCAAGGCTATAGAAGAATGCTTATTCGACTATCCTGTTATCAACACTCGTCTCAAAGGTCAGTATAAAGAGTTCAATGAACCAGACCCGAACAAAGAATACTTTATCGGTGGTGACTGTGCTACTGGTAGAGGTACTGACTACTCTGCTTTCACCTGTATGGATAAAGAAGGAGAAGAGGCTGCAGTATATAAGGGGAGAATACCATTGAACAAGTATGCCAGACTACTTGGAGATATCGGAGAGAAGTTCAACTTTGCTAAGTTAGCTCCCGAGACCAATGATGTTGGTATGACGGTAACTACCATACTTCAAGATGAGGGATATCCTAATCTATACTTCTATACTAAGCTCTTACGTAAGAAGAGGAAGAATAGACCAGAAGAAGATAAGTTCCCGGGATGGTTGACCACAACCAAGAACCGTTCTGTAATAATCGAGAACTTAGAGAAGGATATCAGGGAAGAGAACGTAATTATAAAAGACCCGTTCTTTGTACAAGAAGCATACACCTTTATTTATGACGGTGCTGGAAGACCTATTGCTCGTGGTAAGCATAGAATGAATAACTCCTCTATGGACCTGGATTTGGAAGGTGAAACATATTCTGATGATGCGATATTCGGTAAAGCTATCACTAATCATATTAGATCTCACAGTCCATCTGGTACTGTAGTAATTCCTCAGTAAGCATAAACAATCCAATATAACATGAAACTTAATCCTATCAGTTGGTTCACTAGGTCTAAGCCTGTGGAATCTAAGAACAAAGATGAGGGAAAGGGTTCAATAAGTCCGGGCAGAGTTTCTCAACCAGATGATGGTGTGGGAAACTCTGAACTCATTACCACTCTTAATGGTATGACGAACTTAGTTACCCCAACGTTCAGAACAGAACTAATACCTATCATTCGGGACCTTTATAAGATAAACCCGGACGTCAGCATTGCATTGCAGGACATGTTCAAGCTGTCGAATACAGGTCATACTATAGACTTCCCAAACAATACTCCAGATGAGTCTACCAAGATGAGGGAGCATTTGAGGGATGTGTCAAGAAAGTGGTCTAAGTATACTGCTGGTATTGATGGGTTAGTAAACAAATTCATAGTTCAGCTTCTTGTTAGTGGTGCTATATCAGTAGAAGGAGTACCAAACAATAAATTAACAGGGCTGGAAACAATACTATTCATAAAACCAGAAACTATAAGGTTTAAGAGAGAGAACAACGGAGTATATCACCCATATCAAAGGAATCCCCGTTTGGTAGATGGTCTCAAAGATTCGTTCATACGATTGAATACAGAGACCTATTGTTATGTGGGTATGTATAATGATACTGATGAACCATACGGAGTGCCTCCATTCATGTCGGCTTTGGATTCTATTGCTGGTCAACATACCATGAGGAAGAATTTCAAACATATCATGGAGGTAATGGGAATGGTTGGTTTCTTAGAAGCCAAGATGGCTAAACCTCCCCGTACTGCTGGAGAAAGTGAAAAAGCTTATGCAGCACGTTTGGAAAGTACTCTTCGGAAGATGAAGACCAACATAGTTGGAGGTATGTCTGATGGAGTAGTGGTGGGTTACATTGATGATCATGAATTCGAATTAAGGTCTACTTCGGCTTCTATGCAGAATATAAACCTCCCATGGAATATGAATCAGCAATCAGTAGCAAATGGTCTAGGGGTAAATGGTTCTATCATCGGAGTATCTGCATCTCAGAGCGGTACCGAGGGAGGAGCTGGTATACAGTTGTCTAAGATGATATCCCAGTTAAAGAATATCCAAACCTTGGTAATCTTTGTACTGGAGTTCTTTTATTCTCTAGAACTGCGCCTGGCGGGGTTTAACAATAAAGGAATCACTATCAAGTTTGGAACTTCAACTGTTTCAGACGATATTAAGTTACAACAGGCTCGTGAATATCGGGCTCGTGTAAATGTAACCTTATACAATCAGGGTATTATAAGTCAGGACCAGTTTGCACGGGATATGGGTTATGAAACGCCTGACCAACCTGGACCAAGAACCCCTGTAGAATCTGATGATTCAGATGGGACGGGTGATTCAGATACAGGTCAGAAAAAGAAGAAACGAGAAGACGATAAAGATAAGTCAGACCGTAGAACTAGAGATAAAGTAAATCCCAATCCTAAAAGGAAAGATCAAGACAGTAAACCGAGATAAATTATGCCAAAGACTAAACAGAATACCGATGTAATGGTATTAAGTGCAGCTCATAGCTTGATGGTATCTGATGTACCAGAAGTAGTTATAGATGCTCACTCTCTCTCTGAAAACTTCTACAAGGGCACTGGCAACTTCAGTGAAGACCCTAAGAAGTCACTGGAAAGATTTGGTATGTGGGGTGGCACTTTGAATGTCAACCAGTTCATGCCAGAAGTAACTCCAGAAATGTTAAAGCCAAAGGACAGTGACTTTATCGAGCCAATGTTCCGAATGCTTTCTGCCGCAATAGTGGCAAGGAAGTATAATCCTACTGAGTTTCCAGAAGCAGTACTGAAGGAATCAATGCCTTTACTGGTAGGTCAATCAGTTAATCTTGACCATGAGACTGATGTAGCTAATGCTATCGGGGCAGTTAAGTCAGTAGAATGGCAAGAGGCTTACAAGGATGAAAAGATTGGGATAATTATCCCTGCCGGTATCAACGGTATTCTAAAGATAGACGGTCTTTCTAATCCCCGTATAGCTCGGGGTATTCAAATGGACCCCCCATCTATACACTCTAATTCGGTAACGGTAGAGTTTGCATGGGAACCCTCTCATGCTTTTGAGGACATCTGGGAATTCTATTCCAAACTAGGTACATATACTGAGAATGGAGAACTTATTCGTAGGGTTGTTACTAAGATCATATCTTACAAAGAGACATCTCTAGTATGGCATGGGGCAGACCCATTTGCTCAGCTAATCAAAAGCGGTAAGTTAAACAGCCCTGCTTATGCAGGAAGTCAGTACTATTCTTTATCTGAAGAAAAAGCTGCCGAAGCAAATGACCCAGCAAAGAGGGTATCTATGTTCGACTTCAAGGTTCTTTCTGAAAAAGATATAAAGTACAATACCACCCAATCTAATAATGAAAAGGGTGCCGGAAAGGGTAACCACAATAACCAAACAAATAAAACAAACATGGACAAAGAATTGCAGCAAGTGCTGGCGAGCCTCTTTGGTGAAAATCTTTTGACCCTTTCTGAAGGTCAGGAAGTTTCGACAGAGCTGGCTCTCACCCAGATCAAAAACCTGGTACAGCAGAATCAAAGCCTCACAGAGGCAGTGGCTTCAAAGGACACCGAGATTCAGACTCTCAAGGAAGAGAAGGCAAATCTCGAAAAAGACCTGGAGTCTTACAAAGAAGCAAAGAAAAACTGGGACGGTCATATCAAATTCTTCCGTGAGGAGACGGTGGCTGCCTACAAGAAAGTTTCCGGCGAGGAAAACGTAGACCAGAATATCCTGGCACTCCTAGAGAACGAAGGAACTACCATGGAAACCCTTACTGCTCTGCGTAAGACTTATGACGCACAGCTGGAGGATAAATTCCCGATGCACTGCAACCATTGCGGTTCTCAGGACGTGGGCCGGGCATCGTCTATCAATCCTGATGAAGGAGACGAAACGAAGAATTCAGAGAAATCTACTCAGGCAGTTGCCCAGGCTTTGGCAGACCGGAAACTCAGAGGAGAAAAGAAATAACAAAGAAAGTAACTCAAATTTCAAATTAAATTATGGCAGACTTACACAAAGTGGGTTCACGAACCCCGCAGGCTGTGATTTACAAAAGTGAATCGCATAAGCTTCATCAGGCATTCCCGGTAAAGAGCGGTGATACTATCGTTCAGGGCCAGCCAGTAAAACTGAATAACGACGGTACCATTTCTCCTTATACCGGAGCAGAAGGAGAAATATACATCGGTATCGCTATCGGTTACAGTAAGTACCCAGCATATCCACCCTCGGCAGCGGGAGTAGAGGTAACAGTTATGGTACAGGGCTATACTGTTATTCACGGTATAGCAAAAGAGGCTATATCTACTACGGGTTATGTACAGACCGACGGTACGTTGGATGACAGCGGTATATATCCAAACTACAAGTCGTCGGCGACTAATGCCGAGACTCCCTTCCTGGCTATAAACACGGCAGAGAAAGGTGAACTGGTACGAATCCTTGCAAAATAATAAGAAAAACACCTTTATAACATGGCAGAAAAAACTTTTACTCGGGAGCAGTACTTAAAAGAGCTTCCAGAAATCGTAAAGAACATGGACGGCTTCCGACAGGGAAGCAATAAGAGTCTCCCGGTAGACATACACCTTGGCGACATGATCCAGGAGAAATATGGTATTACTCAGGAGGACTACTTCAAGGCCGTTGGGTTCAATCCTAAGGTGGACACGATGGAGAACATATACTCCATGCCGAATCCCGAACTTCGCTGGCTCGTTCCGGAGATTGTACGTGAGGCAATCTACCTTGGAATGCGAGAAGCACCCTTCTATCCTAACATCATCGCATCCGACCAGCCCATCAACGGGCTTACCGCCATCATGCCCCTCGTCAACATGTCCGACGCCAATCCTGCACGGGTGAACGAGGCAGAGACCATTCCTCTGGGTACCGTATCATTCGGCCAGAAGTCGGTCAATCTCTTCAAAATCGGCAAGGGTTTCAAGGTTACCGACGAGGTACGAAGCTACGTATCGATGGACGTAATGGCAATATTCCTTCGTGACTTCGGCGTTCAGCTGGGTTATGCAATGGATGCTCTGGCCATGGATGTCCTCGTAAAGGGTAACAAGTTGGACGGATCGGAATCGGCTCCGGTAATCGGCGTGGGGGATACCCAGAAGGGTATACAGTATCGTGACCTTCTCCGAGTATGGATTCGAGCATCACGCCTCGGTCGTCAGTTCCGTACCATCATCGGTGGTGAAGAGCAGGCACTCGACCTTCTCGACCTCCCCGAGTTCAAACTGCGTTCGTCGGGTACTACAGATGCCCGTCTGAACCTGAAGACTCCGGTTCCCAACTCGGCAGACTTCTACATCCATGGTGGTACTCCGGCAGACGAGGTAATGCTCGTAGACCCGGCAGCAGCCATGATAAAGCTGACTGCAAAACAGCTGATGCTGGAGTCGGAACGTATCGTTTCGAATCAGACCGAGGCTATCTATGCTTCGCTGACGACGGGCTTCTCGAAGATGTACCAGGATGCTTCCATCCTCATCGATGCGACGAAGGATTTCGCTACCAACGGATTCCCCGACTACATGGACGTCGACAAGTACCTGACCGGTATCATCGAGTAACACCCAACAACTCAAACCTGGGGGCGGCTTAATACCGCCCCTTAACTAATTTAACTATGGCAAGTAAACGATATGTAAAACTGAGTCCTAAGGCAAGTATCTTCTATGACCAGGCCTCAAAGATTAAGGTTCTCCGCAAAGACGTTGTGGAATTAACCGACAAGCAGTTTAATCTGCGAGTTATCAAAGCAGCCCTGGCAAACGGATATCTCATCGAGGCAAAGGCCGAGGAATTCAAGGCACCAGGCCAGAAAGAAAGCTCACCTGCTCCCAAGAAAGAAGTAGATCTGGAAGCAGTTCGGAAGAAGTTCGATGAACTCATGGAAGCTGAGGAAGCTCCAGAGAAAATCAAAGAACAGTTCAATACAGAAGAACTGAAGGCTTTAGCTATCTCTTTGGAGATTGAGCCGGAGGATGGTGACACCAAGCTTGACTTGGTAAATGCTATCCTCGATGAGCTGAAGGACGAAGACGACGAGTAAACTATGAAAGAGGTAGATTTTTTATCTACCGTAGTTGGACTCAATGCAAGGTTTAGGGGATTCGCTGATGAACTACCCCACGACTTTACAGTAACATGGGTATTTGGTGATGGGAAGACAGAATCACACGTCGGTGTGGTAACTGCTTCCCATGTTTATGAGGCTTCTGGTGACTATGTGGTCAAGATGACCATAACTAACAATGTCGGAGGAGTTGCATTATCCAAGACTCAGGTTATCGGGGTTAGTGAAGAGGTAAATACCCAGTTGCCTGGCAGTATCTACGAGTTGATAGACACTTATATACCCGAGGATATCTTTGGTAAACTTACGCTTAAAGAGAAGCAACAGTTTATCGAGAAATGGCAGCTGTATATTCAGCCGCTAGTAAATCATGAGATACCCATAGAGGAATTTAATAATGAGTTGTATTATGAAGCTCTAGAAAACCAGCTAATTATGGAATTGGCAGCCTATGATTATATGGTAGTGCAGATTTCATTGATGGTTGGTGCCACTGCAGAATCAGTTAAAGAGAGTAACTCATCCTCTACCTCTGAATCTGAGTCTTCAGAGTCAAGCCGTGGTTCAGGTGAGGTTAAGCGAATACAAACAGGTCCAACTGAGGTAGAATTCTTCAACGATACAGACTCTGAATCTAAAACCTCATCAAATGTCATAAAAGCAATGCAACCAGGTGGGATAATCGATATTCTAAAACAAAACCTGTGTATGCTTGCTGAAAGACTTTCCATCTATCTACCTATTTGCCGAACAGTGAAGAAGGTAGTAGTTCCTAAAGTAGTCAACCACCGGAGGCCAGGACCATTAGATGGCCCAGACCCAGGCTTCCCTGTAAAGAAATAGGGTATGGCACGGAGGAAAAGGATTACTAAAGGAGTATGGGACCGATACAAGGCCATTGTAAATGACTTTGTTGAAGTGGATGCCGGTAAACAACCTCTAATCTGGTTAAAGAGGTTTGACCAGATTTTATCTTACGGTGAAGATACGGGCAATAACTACGAACCGTATTTTCTGGACGGATTGATTCAGTACAACTACATAAGAACTTGGCCTTCATTAAAAGAGACTGTTTCAGGTGAACTGGACGGTATCAACATTGTGTTATATGTAACTAAGAGGTCACTTGAAGAGAATGGGCATTTAACCAAAGAGGGTTATTGGAACTTTGATTGGGCACAGGATAAGTTCGTAATCAATGGTAAGGTCTATTCTCCCACAGGTGATACTCAAGTAGCTCAAGCACATGATGAAGCTTTGCTCTTTTTTGTAGTGCTGAAGAGAGAAACTCCAGAAGAAACAAAAAAGATACTCTCTACCATGGAGAATATCGATAAGTACGTAGAGTTAACCAAGTACATCCTTGAGTTAAGCGAAATGAATAACTATGGGGATGAAACTACCGTTAAGACTAATACGACCTTCAAAGTTAAACCTTTATAAAAAAATGTTAAACCTTTATAAAAAATGGCTGAAGTAAAACAGAACGGTATAGTAGTCAACCCTTCAACAGGTTCTGGGGATACTACTATTCAGGTAAAAGCTGAAGTTGCCGATCGTGGCAATCGTGTAGCCCAAAGTGCTACATTTGAGGTAGAGGGTACAGGAGTAGTTGAGAAGAAACAGTTTGTTGCTAACCACCTTCCTGCAGCTGAGTTTATCCAGTTCGATAATACCAGTCCTGCAGTAGATAAAGAAGGTGGTACGGTAACTTTAACCGGTAAGTCCAATACTTCAAAAATAACCTTTAGCAAAGGTACTGGTAATATTATTGCTGCCGACATAGTTGCAATACAGTTCCAAGCTAATGGTTCAAGTGCCACTTCAGGTACTGCAATTAGTGGTGACCCAGGTGCAAAAGCTAAGTATGTATTCATTCTTACACTGAATGCTACAGCTAACGAAACCATTGAAGGTCGTACACAGCAGATTATTGCTACGGCCACTGGTGGTCAGAAGGCAACAACTACTCTTAACCAGACTGCAGGTGACCCATTCATCGAAGTTACTCCGACTACAATCGATGTGCCTCAGGATGGCTCGGCAGTTCAGGTCACTGTGGACACCAACACTACATTTACGGTTACTCCAAAAGCATAGGGCTAAGGAGTCTTGGTATAGAGGGGTGGGATATCTCCTCTATATCGCTAAATTTAATAACTAACGTATGGCAAAAGTTACTATACCTTGGGATGACGGCTCTGGTGATAATTTTTATATAGATTATACCGGAATAGGAGGAAGTTCTGAATCCCTAATAACTTCTGATACTAATCTAACAAGAGTAGAGAGAAGAAAGACATTAGTATTCAGGACTACAACAACGAGAGTAGCAACTGCTCAACAGGCTGAAGCCTATCTTACAGTAGTTCAGATGACTGATAGTCTAATTGTAGCTACATTCTCTAATATCGTATCTCTTTATGACGATGTTAAAGCTGGGTATAGGCAACAGAATGCAAAATAAAAGTAAAACAGTAAAACATTAAGATATCATGGCAGAATTTCATGAGATAGGTAGTTCTCAGTTTACTGATGTAACTCCAACAGGTGAAGAGAAAATTCAGATATCGGCTAGTCAGAGGACTACACTGCAGAATATAGCCAACTTGGCTCCTGAAAAGGGGGTTAAACAAGTTGTCGTCACTAATTTTCAAACTAATACATGGAAACTCAGTGACGGAGGAAATGTTAGTTTCCCAATGGATATTAAGGTCGGCGAAATTGTCACATTTACAAGTGCACAAGATGCAGTTATGGGTCCAGGTGTTGGGTTGTTTGGTTATGCCATTAAATACGATAGTCTGATGGCTTCGTATGTTGGCATGGCAATTAAAAGTAAAGTTAATGGTATACCGACGATATATACATATAAATCAGCCGGGTTGTATGCTACAGCCTGGCAACAGTTACCCGATGCAAGTGTTAAAACAGTTGAAATCACCGACTTTGCAATTCCTGGACTTAATATAACTAAGGATGGGGAGAGTTTCTTATTCTATGCCAATGATGCAAGTAACATCCCTAATTCTAATCATGGAGCCACTTCATTTGTAGGTGTAGCCATTGCAAGTCCTATCTTCATAACTGGAGACCAAAGATTGCTGTACTACATGATGGTAGATACTGCAAGTGGCATGTTCTACACGGGGCGTGCAAATCTGGAAGATGCCACTGTAGCATGGAATACTACTCCAGTTACTCGTTTGGGGCAAGCCGTACAGGTTACTGCCTTTACTAAACCAGCACTTAGTGCTTTATTGGATAGTTACAAGCCAGGGGATTTTATACCATTCTATACAAGTAGTGTAACGGCCTCTGAGGCGAACCAATTTCCGGAGTCTGGAATTTTCAATGGTTTCATCTCAATGGGCCGCAACGAAGGAGATTATTTCCAAATCTTTGCTTTCAAGACAGGATCGACTAAGGCGTATTTGGGAGCCTGCATCGGGAGCACCACCCAGTGGACGGCCCTTGAGGGTGGAGGGGCAGCAGAACCAATCGTTGTTGCGGATGCTGAAAGCGTGGCAACGGTTGTAGCAGCAGCATTCCCCAAATTTGAGTACGGCAAAATGTTGCCTATTTACATTGATCCAAGTTCTGATATATATGATTATATATCTATTACTGCATCGCACATTACAGTAGAGGAATCAACAGTTTGTGGATATGCACAATGTGTATATGACGGCGGAGATTATTACTATATTGGTGTAGATCTATTAGTCTATCCGGGAGCCGGGGCAGTTCCTTTATACAGAGCCCAGATGGTAATAAACAATAGCGGTGAGGTTGTAGACAGTAGCACTTTCCCTTTAGGTATATACACAGCTCCAATTCCAGGATATACTAAAGTTAATGGTGGTTATATAGATTGCTCTCTTGTTAATAGCTCTACTACTGTGGTGTCATTAACCCGATCAGTACCAGCCAATACTACTTGTTTCATAGAAGCTGATGTACAGACATCAGTTACTGGAGGCACGGTAAAAACATCTTCTGCTTTAATGTTCTTCAGTTTAGCTTCTGGTAGTACGATGTGTGATATAAATTCTCGCGCTTTAGGCGGCACAAACATAGGTCAAGTAAAACTGAATGTTGCAACGATAATTAGCCAGACAAGGTTTGTCATTGTAACAACATCGTATGGTTTGGCCTCCGGTGTATCAGGCGGAATTATACGTATCAGAAATATATACGCCAAGTTATAACAAAATCCCCCTCAATTACGAGGGGGATTATTGTTAAATTCCGGAAATATTATACACTCCCGTTATTAAGTAATTTGGGCCATAAGAGTTGCCCCCCCTCAGACTCGGCATAAAGAGTTAACATGTTTGCGCTAACATAGGTGGGAGTAGTCCAATTTTTAAGGTATTCCATGCCTTTCGAAGAATCGCTCCCTACTATGTGGGTCCACTGGGTGGTACTGCCAGAACAATGGCCTATGTATGCTTAATCGATAAACTTAACACAACGACAAAAATGAACATTACAAAACTTGGATGGCTATACATTGCATTAGCCATAGCTTCGGTAATCATCTTCTCTTGCATTTGGAGATGGCTTGACAATGGATTGGTAGCACTCCTACTAATCATATATCCGATAGTATATTTTATTGCCGGGTATTTTGCACACTATCTAAAAGTAAGGGCATCAAATAAGAATGAATAGGTAATGTCTAGTATATTAAAAGAACACCAACATAAAACTAAGTTTGGTAAGTTATTGCATATTCTGGTGCATATCATTTTGTATATTTGGCAATTACCTCAAAACCTTGCCGGACTAGGTTATAAAATAATCCTGCGGGGTGAGAAAAGAATCCTAAAACAAAGGAGCACTGCTTTCTATGTGGCTCCAACAATGAATGGAGGAGTAAGTTTAGGAAACTATATCTTCCTATCAGAGAAGTCAGGATTAAGAGAACCAGTATATGATCACGAGTTTGGTCATTGTATTCAATCTCGAATTCTTGGTCCATTATACTTACCAATCGTGGGCTTATGTAGTGGATTACATTGTATATTACACAAACGTACTCATAACTACTACGATTTTTGGACAGAGAAGTGGGCAAATAAACTCGGGGGAATAGAAGGTTATGCTGGCGAGTTCCATTATCACAAAGATGGTATTATCAGGACTGCTTACGATGAACTGAAGGCTTTTTACAATAAATACTTCTAACAAATGGCAAGGAAGGTAAATATCACACTTCCCAAAGTATCCGACCTCGTACTTCAGGTAAAATTAAATGGTGAATGGCAAAGGGTAGAATCTTTAGTCAGTAACCTTGGGCCAAGTATTCAAAGGGGATATGATAAGGCTGTGAATAAATTTTCTCGAAACCTCCTTGCAATAGTAAAGAAGTCATTAACTTTGGGTATACCACCCATGGGCGGCGGAGTAACTTGGCAACCTCTATCTCAAGCCACCATAAAAAGGTGGGGACAACATCCTATTTATAACCTGACTGGCCTGTATTCAAGGTCGGTTGGGTTATATAGGTATAAATCGAGGGTTCTAATAGGATTGCCCATTGGAACCAGACGCTCTTCTCAGAAGAAGCTAACACTGAACCAATTAGCCCGTATACTGGAATTCGGTTCAAACGATGGTAGGATTCCTCCACGTCCAGTATGGGCACCCTCTCTAAAGGCCGTTGGTGGTAAGAATAAACTAAAACAACTTATCCTAACGGAAATACGTAAAGAACTTCAAAATTACGGTGTAAGACCCAATCAAGTTAAATGGTAAATTCTCAGGAAATCGTAGAGAGGTCCATATATGTGGCATTATTGAATATGACCATTAAATTGGGCTACACTATAAATCCAGAAGACTATCTCCCAACCAGTGCAGCAAATGCTGAACGGTTTAAAGAAGACCTGAAAAAGATCACTGACGAAAAGGGTTTCTACGTCAGTATATTCGGAGTGGGTAACAATCACTCAAAAGGTATAAAAGAAACCCCCCGTATCGTGGTTGATTCCGAAGGATTCTATCCTGGAGATATTGGACTACCGAGACAGATAATAGAGAAAGAAGAGGGCATAGGTTACACTGCAACTGAAGTACCTTATGAAACCCTATCACAATACATGAACATAAGACTGTGTGCTCATTCTGCAGAACACATGAGACTGTTGCATCAGATTATGTTCTGGGCAGTTCCTCAAAGAGGCTACCTAAAACCCTACGAAGAACCAAAATTTCTATTCACAGGAAATATATTCCTCCGGATAGTTAACTTTTATAATATGCCGGACTTGGATAATGGGTTGATGGAAAAGGTATACCAATTTGAAGTACAAGATTGCCTCTTAGAGGGTAATACCCATCCGGAGGTAATTACACCTATAAGAGATATTTCTGTACTTCTAGAAAATGCAGATTACACTCTGAAGGTTCCTAAAGAGCCTGATCCACCGATACCTCCTATAGACCATGGTTCTTACTTGAGGGTAAGTGGAGGTGGCTTATTTAGAACCAAAGACAACCAAAGAATAAAGTTATCAGAAGATGGCAGAACTTGATTTCACATCCAAGTATACAGGTCTTCAAATAGAAGAGATACTGGATTACGCATACAGGAACCAATACAAGGTAAGCTTAGATATAATTGCTGAATCTTCAGTAAATGAAACCGGAGCTACTTTCAAAAACGGTAAGGTACCATTTGTAAAGATATCTGGACTACCACAGGATGTTTTAGTTGAACAGATAAAGATAAAACTTTTCCGAAGTGGTGTATTCCATAGGGGTATGCGAAGAGAAGAATCTGGACAAAAACTAGTAAAAAACTTCAAAAATCGAGGATGGATTCACCCAAAACACGGAGATGTAAGAATTAAACCGGACGGAAGTTTTATACCTCCATACAGGGTTGGAGAAAATAAAGACCGGAGGATTATTCTATCAGAATTTATCCCTGAGAACTTAACTGGTGGTATGATTAAGCCATGGCCACATCCAAATATAGAAGATAATAGCTTCTTAAACGAGTGGTCATATATCCTTGGTGTATACGGAGAGGTATATTTGTATGAGGGTAGTCTAATAAGCTACATATACCATATAGGAAAGTACAAATGGCAAAAGGAGGTAACTTTTAGAGAGGGTTATGATAAATGTGTTTTTAGTAAACCTCTAAGAGGCAGGTTTGCAATGGCGGTATTTTATCAAGAGACCCAAATATCTCCAATGATTTCGTTTGACGTATCCATAGGTATAAACAGTAGAGAGAATGACCCAGATTTGGTCGATACTGATATCTATGTAAATTTAATATAAATACTATATAAGTTTGGGCAGTGAGTTATAGTTAGGACCTAAGTCACAACTATATCCAGTGGACCTAAGTCATCTGGTAATCTCTCGGCCCAAAATCACACCACCTTCACATTATTTGTGGAGGTGGCTTCTTTGAATATTAACATCAATTACCTATCTTGCCAAGAAGGCCGAGATCAGAGAGCGATTCCCGGATAAGTAACCTGTCGGTCAAACTCTCGAAATACCGCAAATTTATGAAAAGACTTATCA